CCCCCCCCTGAATGGTTATCGTAGAGGAACGAGCATTACCAGTGTTTGCGGGAACCGCAACGGTCACTTCCTGTGACCCCCCCCAGAGTCTGGGGTGATTGTCATGAAATCTTTTTGCATAATCTTTTGAATTAAATTGTTCAACGAAATTATTTATGATTGCTTCGAAGCCTTATATATTTACACCACGCATAATGTTTCCGAGTCTTGAGATAATTAGAATTCTCATCATTATTGTGAGCCTCTTCCTCAAGACTGACGTCATGGTACGCACAGTTCTGTTTCTTGTGAAACAGCCTTATGAATAAATACTCACACCCATACCACAGATAGAAGAATATCCATAACATTTCTTTCATTTGAGCCGTATGAATTGACTCATGCGTGATTGTTGATTCCGGTAACTGTTTACGCTTGGTAAACAGTATCCCGAAGAAGTTCAATGTATGATAGCCCCCGAACGGGGACCATGTGTTATAACACTATTTTCATTCTTGTCCTCCTTTCTTCTTTGCCTCACGACGTGCTTTCCGTCTTTCGCGTCTCGCTGCGGCTTCTGCCTCAGCTTTGTTTATATTTACCTCACCCTCTTCTTTTTGAGCCTTATGACGAGCAATAGACTCACCTATGGCTCCCTTGACTCTCATACCTTTCTTTTGCTTGTAATGCTTGTTAAGGTTATAGTCAATTTCGAACTCCCCTTTCGGCTCATCTTCTTCGACAGGCTCTGGTGCGAGTATAACGCCATTATCTTTGAGTTCCTCAACACTTGTATCGTCTGGGGTGAACGCATTCGCCTTGGCGTCTTCCTGTGCCTTTGCTGCCTTCATTGATTTAAGCCTCATCAGCATTGATGTACGATTGCCCTCAGCCTGTTCTTGAGCCTTGTCATCCTCCTCATCTAATATTTCCGTGATAGGAGTGAACTCGGTCACGAACTGCTTAGAGGCTCGTTCTATCTTATCCCAGTCGTATTGCTTGATAAGTGCTGACGGGAGCTGAACCTGTTCACCGTCCATCAAGTTACCGTTGAATCCATTGAATTTAGCGTACCAACTCGAAGCCAACTGGGCTATCAATACAGTCGGGTTCAGTCCTGCTTTCGCAGCCGTTAAACCAACCACCAACGCATTGATTGACATCTGTTTCATTACGGACATGATGTTCGTCTCAGCGTGAAGAGTAGCATTGATGTCAATACGACCATCAACGGTCATCTTTATTTCGTTACCCTTGACCTCTTTTCGAGCCTGTTCAATGATACGGAGTATAAGGTTACAGTAATCGACATTGCTTCCCCCTGCTGCTCTGTTCTTTATCTCAACCTCTACGAGCATTTGGTTCAGCACTTCCAAACGACCTGTTTCGGTTGCTATTCTGAAGTCCTTATTCTGTAACACGTACTCGGCTCGACGACGGGTAATCAAGTCTCGATTCTCAACGTAGAACTTCTTCAGTTCATCTTCAGGAACCTTAATCTTGTATTCCTTCGCCATCACTTTCGAGACATCCGTTACGGTGTAAAACTTCCCGAACAGCTCCATGATGGTTCCCGTATAATCTACGATGTTACGTGGCTTCCGGGAACGAACTCCCATAGCCTTATTCAACTCCAGGACGGCACGATTGTAGGCACGGTCTAATTGAAGATACTGAAGACGCTTTGCATTAGCTGAACGCACAGCCGTAATGTCCCCACCATGGGTCTTCACTACTGCCCCCACATTCACCGTCTGTTGGAAGTCTATATTGATTATCTTCTCCTCATCTGTACCCTCGTTAAGAACGAGGTCGAAATATCGTTTAGGAGAAAGGTCTCGCTCTTCCTTTGCCCATTCGGCAGCAACATACAGGTCTTTCACCTCATCAGTCGACTCGTTGATATAGTCAGGAGCCGTCCTCATGATACGCTCTATGTCCTGTTCTGTGATAAGTCGCTTCGGAACGGGTTTCTTCTTTTCTGCCATGATTCCTGTATATAAAAGTGGCTGGTTCTTTTATACCAGCCACCCCTGTTCAACTTACTGTTACTTCTTCTTTCCTTTGGCTGGAGCTTTCGCTTCTTCCTTTGGCTTGTCGACTTCCTTTTTAGGAGCTGCCTCAGCCGTTTTCGGCTTCTTCTCCATCACAACCACGCCAGTGAATTTCGTCTTTTCAGTCTTAACAACTTCATGACTCGGGGACTCTTCATCACCTACCTCATCCGCAACAGTAATCGCTGCCTCCGGACTTTCAGCACGTACCAAAATGAAGAACGGTTCTTTTACGACTTTACCCTTGTCATTTTCGCTCAAGAGTTCAATCTTAACTTTGTAGAACGGGTCTTCCGGAACGCATCCTTCTGTCTTTTCAACACGTTGTATCTTTGACGGTTGAATCTTAGGAATTGAAAAGTCCTCTCCCTTGAATTGTTTGTTCATGAACTCAGTCACTCTGGCTTCGGCTTCGGTATAAGTTTCAACCTCAAACAGCCACAATTCCTTGACGGTCTTATACGCATTGCGTTCGGTGACGGTCAACCGTTTTGTTCTTACTTCAAAAAACATAATCGTCTCTTATTTATGATTAATAATCGTCATCCTCGTTCTTGTTACGGGAGAATAACGTAATGTCTTTTATATCAACGTACCACCACTCCGTGCGGGTTGCTACTTTGAATCTGTCGGGATATTCAACTCGTTTAGGATACACCTCAAGAACGACTCCCAACGTGTTCTCTTTGAACTGATGACCGCTATTATTATGGCGGATGCGGACAATATCCCCTCTTCGGATTTGCTTTTGACTCATGGCATTTACTTATTATTTGGTTCATCGTTTGCAGACATGGCGCAGGAAGTATTCAGGAACTGAATAGCAACCGACACTGAATTTTCAAGAGACACACGTGATACTTTGGCTGGGTCAATGATACCAGCTTCAAACATATCTTCAACTTTCTCAGATACAGGATTATAACCTACCCACCAAGCGGTTGATTGGTTAAGAAGCTCAACTTCCATTTTGACAGCGTTTACTCCAGCATTTTCACAGAGTTGATAGAACGGTGAAAGCAAAGCCTCCATAACGACATTCCAACCGATTAGGAAGTCAGGATGTTCATTCTTAACAGACTCTTCAGTTCTAAGATGTTCGGCTGCTCGTAGCTGTACAGTACCACCGCCAGGAACATATCCCTCTTCCAACGCTGCCCGTGTTGCGGCAATAGCGTCGTCCACACGGTCTTTCCGTTCCTTCATCTCTACTTCGCTGTCCGCACCTACATATACGACAGCAGCACCACCTGTTAGCTTTGAAATTCGCTCACGATACTTTTCAATGTCATAAGCGTTCGAAGTGTCCTCTAATAGATGTTTGATTGACTCTACTCGGACATTTATGTCCTCTGGCGTACCTACTCCCCCAACGAGGACTGTACGATTAGTAGAAACGACCACACGGTCGCACGCTCCAAGCCAGTCTGTTCCTAACTGGTCAACCGGACGTCCAAACTCATCCCCAACAGCCTTTGCCCCAACTTTGATAGCAAGGTCTTCAATAAGGTCTTTCTGGATTTGACCGTATCCAGGAGCTTTCACGAAACAGGCTTTCAGCCCATTCTGTTGCTGAATATTGGTTACGAGGAACTTGATAACGTCATTAGACGCATTAGGAGCAACTATCAGAACGCTGCGTTTTGCGGAATAAACTGTTTGAATAATAGGAAGGATTTCCTGGGGATAGTTGATGTTCTGTCCGAAGATGAGAATATACGGGTTGTCCAACACCGCTTCAATTCTTTCAGGGTCTGTCACGAAGTACGGGTTCACCAACCCCTTTTCCCACTGGAATCCAGTAGTAACCTCAACCGTCGTTTCATTTCCCTTGCTGCTTTCTTCAACGGTAATCACACCATCGTTTCCAACTTTGCCGATTGCCTCGGTGATAATGCAGCCTACTTCCTCGTCCCCATTTGAACTGATAGTAGCAATCTGACGTACACGGTCAAAGTCTTCTTCACCGATTTCCTTCGCCATCATTTGAATGAACTTCACGGCTTCAGACTTGGCTGCTTCCATACCTTGTTTGAACCGTTGTGGGCTCTTGACATTTGGCAAGACTTCCATACCTTGTTTAATCAACGCACGAGTGAGGATTGTTGCTGTGGTTGTACCGTCACCAGCCTCATCACAGGTCTTTGCTGCAACTGTCTTTACAAGTGTTGCGCCCATGCGTTTCATGGTGTCGTCCGTATCATAGGCACGAGCCACCGTTACACCGTCCTTGGTGATGTGAGGAACTCCATAACCTTTATCAATGATTACTGAATGACCTTTCGGTCCGAGTGTGGAAGACACGGCATCAGCCAATTCGTCTATCCCTTGAAACAGTGCCTCCTGGGCATCTTTTTTGAATAAAATTCTCACGTTCATCTTTATAATACTTAATCGTTTTTACTTTAAAACGTCCGGCTCCCGAATCAGTATCCGAAAGTCGGACGTTATTTCAAAATTATTTCTTGGCGGGACGAGCAGGAATTTCACAAGCTCCACCTGCACAGGCTGTTGCAATTTCGCTTCCTGCCTGTTTAAGCGGTTCTTCCCATTCAATATCGTCGTAGGATACAGGCTTCATTCGACAAATCAATTGCCACTTATGATATGCGTTCACGTGCTTCAAACAATAGGAAGTCTTCACACGGTCTCCGTCCATATACTTATCGGCAAATGAATTGAACCGTCTCACCCAATCTTTTCGACGCTCAACCCGTCGTTTCAGATAATCAATGACACAGTTCACATCTGAGAAGCATACACCGTCAATATCCACAAGGAAACGACCATCCTTAATGTTCTCCACCACGAAGCCAGATATCTCTTTATCCGTAATGTCTAACAGGTTTGGAGCCAATCCTGTGGCTGCGTTACAGGCTTCCCACACGTCTTTGAACACGTCCTGAGCATCTACGATTAATCCACTTGACAGAATAGCTCCCGCACCATAACGTTTCGCCAACTCTGTTTCGTCAAGAACTTCGGTGTATGGTGCTTGAGGATAGTCTAAATCACCAAACGATGATAACAGGCTGATTCCTCCAAACTCACTTCGATGTTCCCATAAGAACTCCCGTACATCATCCCATTCTTCTGGTCTTACTGTACAGGTATTCGAAACATTCATTCTCAACTTGGGATTTTCTTTTGTAGATGGGTGGTCGAAGTTCGTACCGTGCTCAATCCAATTCCGTTTGGTTAGGAGAACGAACTTCAGGAAGTCAATCGCTGACAGATTCTGTTTCAGCAACGCTCCTTCTGGAAGTGTAACAGGGAAGGCGATTACCTTTTCACGGTCTGGTGCCCATACGCTGTCCTCAACCATATCAGGGTTCACCTTTATCCATTCCTGAATAGCCTGTTCGGTGTCGGCAGCTTGAATGTGACGAATGTAATGACGTGAGTGTCCAGGAGTTATCCCTGACAGGGTTCCGAGGAGTTGGGAACTGTTTCCCGATGGTTTGACAACTGTACAGCGTGCTGCCGGATTGATACCTATCATCCGTGCTACTTTCTGATTTGTTTCCTTGACGATTTCCGCTCCTCGTTTCTGAATATCAGCATTGAACAGAATGTCGGTGTTTTCGCAAAGACCTGTAATACCAATCCCGATAAGAGCGTCTCTTTCAGCTATCTTTTGAGACCATTTCTCAAGCACACGGAAGTTTGTATAACCAGCCTGAAGTGTACAGATAACAGAGGCTGCTTCACAGGCATCATAGAAGTCCTGCTCGGTCTTTACCTTACCACCGTTAATTTCCGCAAGATTACAGAATCCCCAACCTGAGTGCCACTCACCGTTTTCGTCCTGAACACGGGGATACATTCCTACTTCCCCACACGGGTTATAAACAAACCACGGAGAGTCAATGAATACAAATCCTGGCTCGCCATACATCTTTGTATTTTCATAGATAGCGTCGAAAGCCTCCTTCGAAGTATCAGGTAGGATTGCTGCTGAATTGTTACTCCGGCACAGTTCAGGCATCGTTGATATCCAGTTTCCGGTTTTGCACGACGCCATTTCCGCATCGTCAACGTCAAAGATACTTATCATCGCTGAACGACGAACTCCCCCTGTAACGACGCTATTCGCGCAAATACAAATGATGTAATGAAGTTCGAAAGGTCTCAACTTGCGTCCCTTGATACGGTTCACAATGTGATGAACCTTTTCAATCGCTTGGCGCAATGGGTCTGGTCCAGGAGCCTTAAATCCCCCACGAATATATGCTCCTTTCGGGCGAATAGCTGAATAGTCGAACTCAATGTCCGCACCACCATAGTAGTAAGCGGTCATCAGTTTTCCTACTGCCTCTGCCCATCCTTCGATTGTGTCAGGGATTAAGAACTTTTCACTCTGTTTCGTATTATCAAATCCTTTGGGAATAGGGAGTTGTTCGGTGTGAATGTGCTGAACGCTGTACCCTGTGCCAGCTCCGCATAAGAGTAGATACATAATCTCCTCAAATACTTGTACTCTATCCACATAGGTAGAGGAACAGTTGTAGAAGCGAGCGTGCTTCTCTAACATCAATTCACCACCATATTGAAGAGCACGTTGCGCTCCCAATACACGTTGCTCTCCATACAGGCTATATGCTCGTGCGAATAACGAACTGAACTCTTTTTCGTCTTCAGGCTTAATTCGCTCTGAATAACGTTTCAAGTGCATGTCCATTACTCTGTTCACGGCATCTTGCCATCCTTCCTTTTTTCCGTTGTGGGTCTGGGAGTATTTGCTCAAAAACACGTACTCTCCAACCACTGGTCGACTGTCCTTTTCAATCATGTTTCTCTTCAATTTTCTTGGTTTTCCTTTTACGAACTTGTTTCGGTTTCGGAGCTGCCTTCTCCGGCTCTTCTTTACTTACTGTTATCAAGCAGCAAGGCATAGAATTGCCAAGCGTTAAAGCCAGCACGGACGGGTTCCCCAATTTGCTGTCTTTTGCGCGAGCCTCCTCAACAATAGACGCAAATATACTACTTTTTACTTCAAGACACAAAGGTTGGGGAACATACGTGTTCTCCTTTCCGGATTGTTCCTTCGCAATCTGTATCTTTACCCGTTCCGCCTGGAAATGAGTTTCAAGAATTTCTTTCGTAGGAACAACCCCTGCGAAAGCCTTAATCTTCTTGCAACTCAAAAGACAAATCTTAGTCGTCTCTTTCCCTCCTTCAAATGTCGAATGTGGAACCATCAGATACAAATCGACTGGAGTCTGTTTCTTAGCTTCTTCCATAATCAAATTATTTAACAATATATTAAACTTTTTCTCGCACGTGTTACGGCAACAAATTGTAAACACTTCTCAGCGTATAACGCCAAATCAGTGGTTGCATATTTACTCGGTAGGAGCTCCGGCTTCAAGAAGAATATCTTATCAGCTTCCAACCCTTTACTCTTGTGGATTGTGCTTAATGTAATCCCTCTATTGGCGTTCTCTACGAAGATATCGTATATCCGTGAACGTACTGTTTCCAAGTCACCAAAATATTCGTACAGACTGAGCAAGACGTTTACCTTTTCGTCCAGCTTGTCATACGCTTCACACTTCATCGGGTTCTTTATCCCTTTATTCGCTAATTTCGTTTGCATATTGGTGAGAACCTGTTCAAGTCCCCATACATCATCAACGCTATCAATTAGAGATACAAGTTCATCACCAAACTCCTTCCCAAGAATTGTACACTTCTTTCCCTTACGAAGTAGTGTAATGAAAGCCTCAACCAACGGTGCATTATTCCGACACAGAATGAAGTCGCCCTCTTCCGCATCCGTGAACGCTCCCTCGCCAACAAATCCCTTCTCAGCTCCCGGAGCAGCTACAATACCATCGGGAAACACTTTACAGGCTTCATCTACGATGTCTCTTGCACACCTGTACGTCATTGATAGAGGAAGAGTAACCGTGTTCGGTGCATTCTTGATAGCCTGTAATGAGTCAAGATTACTTCCCATGAATGAGTAGATTGATTGCTTCTCGTCCCCAACAGCTATCAGGCGACCTCTGGGTGTCTTGCACATCTTCACGACTTCAAACTGTAATGGGCTGATATCCTGACACTCATCAAGCATAACGACATTATACTGTTTGAAATCTTCTTTGTGAACGTATTGAGTCGCATAATATAACATATCGGTGAAGTCCATAGGGAGTTTCCCTCCCCCACCTTTTAGGAAGTAATTATCGGCAATCCTTTTGTTAAGCATACGGAGCTCTATTGCTCTCTTAGCGAGCTCTTCGTCAGCGTCCTCACCGTACCTCTCCCCCAATGCTATTATTGCCTCTATATCGTCTGGTACGAGGTTAAATCTCATGAGGTCGTAGAGCCTACATACTTTCATTATTATTCCGGGAATGCGCTTCGGGTGAACCCCTTTGAATTTCATCTTTTCTTTCGCCAGATTGAAATTCTTTGAATCACTCAGGCTGAAATTCAGGCTGAATGCTTTGCACAGGGACGACAGCGCACAGGAATGAAGTGTCTGAGCCTTTACAGTTCTTGGAAGCCTCTGCCCAAGTTCCTCAGCTATTGACTTATTGAAAGCCAAGAAGATTGAACTCTTTATAGGAGGAGTCATCTCCGCTAACTTGCACAGGGTAAATGTCTTCCCACTTCCCGCAGTCGCACTCACGAATATGTTCCTATTCGTTGATTTATATTCGTCGACTATCGCCTGTTTATATTCGTCCAATTTCGCCATACTAAATCGTTTCTATTTGTAGTTCAACATCCAACTTCCCGCTGTAATAAGCGTCAAACAGAGCCGTTCCGTTCAGTCTGTCGAACAGTTCTTCTTCGGTCGCATAGTAACAGTCTCCTAAGAGAAGGATGTCTCCCATCTTATTCAATTCTTCATACCTTTCAGTCTTCTCAATAAACACAACATCAGAACCCTCATGGTGGAACCAGCTGAACCCCTCAAGAGGCTTGTCCTGAACGAACTTATCATGGGTCTTGTAATTTGCCAACGCATCCGCACAAGCATTACCAAACACCAATGGGTCATTCAAGTCTTTCCCGTGTCCATTTATCCATGATATACCAAACAACATCTTTCGACGGCTGTCAATCTCCCGTACAATTTCTTTCCACAGTTCAGCGTTCTTCACGCCAACCCAACCGCACATTCGCCATTTTGAAATGGAACCATCCTTGAATGAATTGACTACGAATTGACTGTCAGACACGATATGAACCTTTGTCCATACATCGGGGTCTATCATCTGAACCGCTGCCAATAAGGCTTTCATCTCCATTCGTGATGTTGTCGTGTTCCAAAAGCCTCTGCGCAAATGAATTTCCTTACCACCTGTTAGGCAGTACACACCAAATCCTCCTGGCTTTAATGCTCCTTTAACATTACAGCTCCCGTCGGTGAATATCTGTATATTTATCCGCTCTTTTGGAACCATAATTCTACTGAGCCTTTCGTATCTTTAGACCGTGAATGGTCGCCCAACCTTGTAACCGAAGAGCGTCCTCTACTTTTGCTTCACTCTCAGCCATTACGACAGTGGCTTGCTGCTTGATTTGACCTTTACGTTCCTTTGTGCCAAAGAACTTAACTTTGAATTGAATTTTGTCCATTTTTATCACTAAATTTTTGATTTACATACATAACGGTCTCGCTCCTGCTCAGGTTCGTCATTTCGAATGTTTTTGAAGGAATTTTCTTGCCAACAGTTCATTCTCGTTCAACCCCCTGTTCACCACACCTGTTATCAGACTCTTATCCTTTACGGTTTCCTTCATTTCAACATCTATCGTTTCGGGGGATAATAGGTAGGTGATATTTATGCTATTCTTTTGACCCATTCGCTCAAGACGGCTGTTCGTTTGTTCCAAGTCCGTTGATTTATCAGGTAACTCAATATAGAAGAGATTACTACAATTCTCCTGAAGACCGTCCGTACCTGTACCAGCCGACTGAATGTTGGCGAAGAGCAAGCGATGCTTCTTTTCGGAGAACTCATTCACGATTTGTTGCTTCTTCTCTGATGAAACTCCACCCTGTATTACGGGTGCTTTAAAGAACTTCGCCAGCTCCTGAAGCGGTTCACGGTGCACACCAAACACGACAAGTGATTCCTCTTCATTCGCCTCTAACCAATCCTTGATATACGATTGTACGAACGCCAACTTTCCTTTGATTGACAGCGTCTTGAGCGTGTTAATCATTACAAGGTGTGGAGCGTTCACCGCACTGTTTGCTTTCTCCAAGTCTATTTTCTCAAGATAGGCTATCAGGTCAGACTCGGCTCGCCTGTACTCTTTTGCGTTGGTTATAGAAACATCAACTGTTTGCTCAACCAACGGTGGAAGCTCGGTGAGGACGTCTCGCTTATTTCGTCTAATATAGCCTCCCATCCGCAACAGTTCATGGAGTTCCTCAAGATTACTGAACCCACTGAAGTCGAAGCCGTATGCCGTCTGCTTCGCATTGCAATACCTGTACTTAAAGTCGAGGTCAGCTCCGAATATATCCTCGAACCGTCTAATTATCTTGAACGGCTGAATCAAGTCAGATGGCTTATTCTGTGTCAGCGTACCTGTCAATCCCCACACGTGTTGAATTCGTTTGGCAATCTTCTTTGCCATTTTTGTGCGAAGAGCCTTTTCACTCTTCAGGAAGTGTATCTCATCCATAGCACAGGACGCCCAATACTTCCTTAACAGTTCCTTGAACTTCGCTGTTGGCTTGTCCATGTTACGTTCCCCGAGCACATCATAGTTGATGATGACGACATCGTTGTTCCACACTTCGGGGTCAAACTTTCGTTTCCGCTCAATCACACCTATCTTGCGGTCAGGGTTCCATTTTCCCCACTCTTTCTTCCAGTTGTACTTCACAGAGGCTGGCGTAATGATTAGAGCCGGAAACGCATCCATCAGTTCAATGATGATAATCGTTTGAGCCGTTTTCCCCAACCCACAGTCATCGCCATTGATACAGTTCCCATGATTAATCATGTAGGCAACCCCCTCGCACTGGTAGGAACGAGGCACACGTTTCAGCCCAATCTCCTTACAGGCTTGAGCAACTTCCTCTGGGGTTATCACTTCCGGAGGCTCTTGGTAGGCTATAACGTTCGGAGAGGGAACGTAGTTCATTCCCTCTTTAAATCCGTTTGCTTCCAGCCACTTCTTCAACGGAGCAACCGTGACAAGTGAAAACGGTATGTACCACTCTTTATTCTGTGGGTTATAGCCAGCTCCGGCAAAGGCTTTCACTTCCTTCACCAGAGTGGCATCGTATCGGAACCCGATGTACCAATATTCTTTATCCCTGTAATAATATCTCATTCTCGAAATCTTCTCTTGTTACAATACGAAGTCCTCTTTGTTTAGCGGTCTTCATCTTAGAGGAAGTCGAGTTGATATCGGCTACGACAAGAACTGTGCATTCTTTTGTAACACCGTTCAACACCACGTGCCCCTGAGCCTGAAGAGCCTTTTCGAGTTCCTTATTCCGGAACCCTGTCATGCAAACGTGCATTTGTTCAACCCCTTCCGGAGTTTCAACTTTCGGGGACTGAACATAAGTAATAACGATTCTTTTGTCCTTTCCCCTCGACAGATACGTTTTTAGACCCTTTACGAACGTCAAAGCCAGCACGTCACCTATTCCCGGAATGAGTTCACATTCGTGCTTTAGAGCGACCGCAGACTCCGCTGTGAGCGCATAACTGTTTGGGTCACGCAACCTCTCAACCATTTCACCGTTCAGCCCATCCAAAATCTTTTGACAGGTTGCTTCGGCTATCTTTCCATCAAACACGTTAATGGCAGTTAGGTAACGAGCGAGCGGTACACCAACAAGAACTTTTTCAATCTGGCTGAAAACTGTCTTTCCTTTTGACTTCCCTAACAGGTTCTGAAACTCTGATACGTGAGACTCAAGAATTGTATCTATTGTCTTATAGCCGTGCCCATACAAACGACGTATCGTAGGCTCCTCAAATTGTTCGCAACCCATCGTGCGGAAGAAATACACCATACCAGAGATTACTCTTTCCCTGCACGACTCATTTGAGCAAACAAGGTCGACGTGCGTTTCGTTCCATTTAAGCGGTTCACCACAGGACGGACAGATAACAAGGTCGTCCATCATATCGGTGTACGCATTCTCATTATATTCGATGGTCTTCAAATGTTTAGGGATAACGTCTCCACCACGTGTAACCTCAATGAACGCTCCTTCGCAAATATGTTGGTCAATCAGGTAGGCAGCATTATACGCTGTGGCTCGTGATACGGTTGCTCCGTTTATCTCAACTGGTTCAATGATGATTACAGGGTTCAAAACACCTGTCTTCCCAACCCCCTTTTCAATGCTGATGACCTTTGTCTGGTACACATCGCACCATTCGTCTTTCTTGAACGCAATCGCATAGGCTGGATTTCCATTAGGAAGTCTTCCTAACTGTTCCCGAACCTCGTATTCGTCAACCTCAATGACCACGCCATCAATCTTGTATTCAGCGTCAAACCTGTCATGAAGTTCCTCGTCAAGCAACATATTCATTTCCTCATCATCAAGTTCGAGGATTTCCTCTATATAGAACCCAACGAATGGGGTAACGTTGTGGTACAGGCTCTTCAGCTTATTCAACATCGTTGATTTGCCCTCTTCCATATCCGAGCCGTATCTTACGAAGTCCACATTGGTCATGAAGCGGTTCTTCCAACCATCAGCCGAATTGAACAGTCCAGCAACCATATTGCGTGCATTCTTATAGGTGAAGTCAGCTTGGCTGTCCTTGAGGTGGGCGAACGTTTTCTTCTTCATGATAGCCTCTCCCCACGTGTGTATCAACTGTGGTTCCGGCTCCTGCTGTTCACCATTGAACATCTTCTCGAAGTGTTTATCGCTTGCCTGTCCTTCAACACCGTCCCCACGTGTCCAGGCTCTCTTTTCATCCTCATCTACGACAAGACTTATGCCGTCAAATTTAGGTGTGGCGACAATTTCCTTACAGCCTGCATTGACCATCTTTTGAAGCCACTTGCGGAAATCCTTTACCGTCTTTATCTTCTCAAGACTATACATAGGAACAGGGAGCTCTTCCATACGGTCAGTCGCTTCCTCTACAATACCTTTCTTGAAGAACTCATCCTCCGGACTGTTCTCCCTGAGAGTTTCGACCATGTGGTCATACTCAATATCTGATACTTGAGGATTGCCCTCGCGATAAGCCTTATTCAGAGCGATAAGTTCTTCTCTCAGGCTGTTAATCTTTTCTTGTTTCATCTTTGCCATAACGAAATTATTTAGTTTCTTGATTCTTTTGACAGTTTTCAATCTTACTGATAGTCTTATTACCAACTTTAAACGTGTGAACACTATACAGAAGATTTTCTTCTTCCTCGTCCCATACCCAATACATAGAAGAATGATTGTTGTGTTTCATCAATTCTTTACCTTGTCTTCTTGCGATACGAGCAGCCTCTCTTGCTGATGTTGTTTCAACTGTTATTGTATCGCCTCCGTTGTACTGAATATTGAACTTTTTCATGACCTTTGATTTTTAATGACACTACAAAGGTAATGGATTCTCATGAGATTCCAAAGACTTTTCCCCGAAAATCTTCAAAAGGCTGAAGAAATATTTCTATCTCCCCAGCCTTTTAACGTTAATTCGATGATTTTCGCCTTTTATTCTTCCATCATATTGTGGTAAAGTTCGAGTCGGATTTTAGCATACGCTGCTTCGACGTTGGTGAAGGCACGCTGGTTGTTCACCCCCTTGTCATTATATATTTCCGACTCGACTACCTTTGCCACCTGTTCAACCCATTTCGAATTGGTATAGGATGATAATTTCTTTCCCCTGAATGTAAAGCAGTCAAACTTTGAGTTTCGGTCTTCATGAAGATTGGTTAGGAGCTGCCTAATCTTTTTCGCTGTGGCTTCCTTATCCGAGATATGATTCTCCTCACGAACCCTCTTAATAATCCGACACACCCTTTCAACCGCCAAGTCAAATGCCATATTCGTGACAGTCTTGATTCGCATCTGGGTTTCGGGAACGAGTCCCTCGGATATGTTACTGAGCTGAATGTTTTGGTTCCGTGTTTCAGTCAGGAGTTCTTTAAAGGTTTCCCTCTGTGCGCTCATGGTGTCATTGATAACTTTCATGAACCAACGAAAGAACGTTACCCACATCAATGCTGACAGCACCAAAAAGAATCCGGCAGTAACCGCCATCATCCCTAAATCTCCAATTCCTTTTCCCGCTTCCAACGCAGGATTGATTACTTCTGTACCCATTGTTTCTTCTTATTTTTCGTTTAAATTCCTTTGGTTAATTACTTTGGTACAAAAATAATAAATCTATTCGAATCTCTCCTAACCGTTATTCAGCGTCACTTTGGTCAACCAAAGATAATTATCCGTTCCAAACTTGAAATCCTCCTTATGAATTGACTGACAACGCTCCAAAAGACGCTGTTCTGTCATCCCTTGAGCGAAGTTGTGCCCAACATTGGCGAGGATTGTTGTGATGTCCTGTGCGTCCCGAACTTCATTGTATCGGCATTCACGGGTCTTCAACCTTACTTCCCGAGCCAAATAAGCTCTATATTCACCCAACACCTCGAGAACTAAGATGTTACATTCACAGTTCATGACCAACCCCTTACAGGCATCCATGAATTCTTTCTTAGAAGCATCATTTTCCATAACCTATCATTTTTTCAATTGCATTCTTTTTACGTTGTTCTTTCTCATCAGCAGCACCTCGCTTCAAGTCCTTATCAAACCGTTGGCGAAGTATCTCCTTCTTTTTGTCGTCAGGCTGTCCCTTAAATACTCCAACGGAAAATACTGGTATCTTAGAGTCTTCTTCCGCAAAAACCATTGTTTGACCGCATACGGGACATTTAGGGGGTGTGCCCATAAATTCAGGAATCATCTTCTTTAATTCCTTGTCGTACTTCATACGATAGGGTGCAAGAATTTTTTGATTCTCACACCCATCCGGACATATTACTACAAATCTCATAAGTAATGCCTCCTTCCATATTCAGCTATCAAAAGACTGTCTGTCAAGTTATCATCAGGCTTGGTGCAGTTAGGTGTCCTGCGCAAATCCTGTCGTGGGAACAGCCGTTTGGCGGCAAGAACCGACATGACTTTCTTGTCAGGATTCGCCTTAATTCCCTCGTACATTTCTTTCTGCCACTTCTTCGGAGTCACCAATACAATACGCAAACCGCACATGATGAACCCCATTCGTATAGCGAAACACACCCCACCAAAGGTGAAAGTGGCTCCGGCTGCTGAACGAGGTAAAGCATGAACATCCTCTATCACGACAACCGTATTATTCGGGTCGCAATCTTCTGATACCTTTATAATCAATTCTGACAGTTCATGCAAGTCAAGTTCCTTCCCCACTTTCGGCATCGGGTAATGGGTCACCCCCTTACTATTCATGACAGTGAAGAACCCCTGTTTTCCTGGGTCGACTCCTATAACTGTTTGATTCTGTTTCATATCTTTATTCTATATAACTGTAACCGTTTTCCTTCACGACAGTGAGAGTTGATACACCAGCTCGAATATTCATGACATGACTGATAACATATACAGGGTGACGAACTTCGTTCATTGATTCAAGTAGAAGAGCCAACCCCAACGGGTCTGTTCCCTCAAGAACTTCATCAATCATTAGGAAGTGAAGACCTCCCCATTCATTCGTACCATTAATCATCTCCTGAAATGCTTGTATCAGAGCCATTTCTATTCTTGCTCTTTCCCCACCGCTGAACGACCAAAATGATTTATATTCGCCCTCGCCATTGATGACTGTTACCGTAATTTCGGACTTGACTTGTCCTTTTGCATTCCGCTTGAAGCCATCAATTGAAAGCCGAAGTTCCGAACGTTGTTTCTGAAGAGACATATTTGCAAAGTTCTGAATGATTCTTAACTGTTCACAGGCAAGCGACATCTTGAACTCCTTAAATCTTAATCCCCATTGAACCATATCGGATACTTTCTTTTCGCACTCATCGTATTCCTTTTTAGCTTTCTGGAGTTTCTTCTCCGTCAGAGCAACGAGTCCTTCAAGTTCAGCTTCTTTGGTTTCCATTTCAGCCTGTTCAGCCTTTTCAAGCTGCTCAACTAACTGTTCGCTCTCATTGTTACAACGTAATTGAATCCCTTCTTGATGCTTTATATCCTCTTTGTAGGAAGATATCATTTGGTTACTTCGGGTTATCTCCCCACGAATTTTTGTTATCTCAGATTGAACATCACGAATGGCTCGAATTGTCCCCTGTTCTGAAACACGTATCTTCGTGAACTTCTCGTCGTACTTCTTCACTCGTTCCTCGAACGAATTCAATTCTTCCAACGCTGTTTTAGCAAGATTTTCCTGGGTTTCAGCTTCTTTCTTCTGTTTAGTTATCTCCTTCCGAGTGGTAGGCACATCAACAGTTTCATCAGATGTTACGAACTCCGTTCCACACTTTGGGCACTTTACAGTCCCTTTCAAAATAGCCGAAAGACGATTGGCTTCAGCAGTGTATTTTGAGGACAGTTCCTGAGCTGCTTTACGCTTCTTTCGTACTGCCTCTACCTTTGTATCGGTTGACGAGCGTTCTTTCGTTAAAGAGTCATATTGAGCCTTATAGTCAATTGCTTCTAATCCTTCCAACTTCTTAGAAGCTTCAGCAACTTTCTTCTGATTGTCTTTAATGCTCTGCTCCGCCAACTTAATGGCTGTCTGAGAATTTTCAATCTTCTTTTCCGCTCCATCGTACTCTTGGATGACAGCGTCTATTCGCTCGTTTATACGCTCTATAAGCGATTGTCGTTCCTCCTCAAGATTACGTTCCCGCTCCGCAGCTAATTGTTCCGTATAGACGTTCAATTCACCCTCTATCGTGTGAACCTTTGCTTGGGCAGCTTGTTGCTTTTCCTGTAACGGCTTAATCTTCTCTTTTATGACATCATCCGCATCGTCTAACTGTTCAGCCTTAATGAAGCGGTTGATGAGCGAAAGTTTATCCGTATTAGAGGAGCTCACGAATGATTTGAAGTTCTCTTTATTCAAGATGTAAAAACTCTTCAGGTCTTCCGCTGAAATACCTATCCATTTCAGGATGTAAGCGTTTCCATCGTTTACGGTTGCAAACTGTACCGAACCCTCTTCTTCATTGAGCATAAGCTCCAACGTCGCTGAACCTTTCTGTCTGAGAGTCCGGTGTATGTTCAGCGTCTGTTTCCTTATCGGGCAGTAAATGTCAAGCCAAATGTCAGCTTCCTCCTCTCCCCACAAAATCAAGTCTCTGTCAAGAGTCTGTTTTTTCAAGGAGTTTGCCAGGATTGCATACGCAATCCCAGCCTCCATTGTGCTCTTCCCTGCTCCGTTTGTTTCCTTTGATTCAATCTCAGTCAAGTTCTTTCCCTTGATTAAGACAGGCTCGTTCAGGAATTTATGTTTCAACTCCTTGAACGATAAGAAATTCTTCAAACGTAAATAGGTCAGTTCCATACTAAATTGTTTGGGTGATTAATTCTTCAAGTTCTTCAGCAAGGTCGGGGTCATTCAAGATAACCTCTCTTGCCTTTTCAGCTCCCTGTGCAAGTGTCTTTCCTTTGTACTTAAAGAACGACCCTGCCTTCTCAATAACGTTTCGTTCCACGCCAACTGATAACAGCTCTGAAGCCTTATCAATTCCTTCCCCGAAACGAATGTCGAACTCAGCTTTCCGCAAGGGAGGCGCAACCTTATTCTTCTCCACCTTTACTTTGATGTGGTTAGCGACTTCTTCACCTCTGTCACCTACCACACCCGACTTTGCAATGTCAAGCACCTGTGATGAATAGAATCCAAGAGCCTTTCCTCCGGGAGTTGTCTTCGGTGAACCGTACACCACACCAATCTTGTCACGATACTGATTAATGAATATCATCAACTGATTGTTCTTCTTGATGTCACCAATTACTCCCGGAAGCCATGTAGCCATAAGACGAGCAAGCACACCCATCTTAGCATCACCCACATCAGCCTCAAGATAACATTTAGGGAACATCGCAGCCACGGAATCGAGAACGATAGCACCGATTGATTTTGACTTAATCGCTTCCCGAATAATTTCGAGACACTCCTCCGCAACTCCAGGCTGGCAAAGAATAAACATCTCGGGAGAAATATTCACCCCAATTGCTTCTACATAATCCATGTCAATAGCATTTTCACGGTCAATGTAGAGAACAGCCTTGCCCGTCTGTTCCTGAATGTTTCTACAGGCTGTTAAAGCCAACGTGGTCTTTCCTGAGGATTCATACCCACGCAGTTCAATAATACGTCCGAGAGCGTATCCGCCACCGAGAGCCAAATCTAACGACAAGCTCCCTGACGACACGAACTCGACTCCTTGCTGATTGTTTCCCGCCACTACTTCTTTTCCGAACTTCTTTTGTAGCGAGTTCACCAAATCTTCTACTCCTGCCATTTCATTATCTGTTTTAATAGTTCATACCCTTCAGCATGGTCATAGCCTTTTTCTTCGCAAAATGCTTTGAACTTTTCGTCTATGTCCGTACCGCTTAATTCCTGAACGGCTTCGGCTTCTTCCGACTCCGTAACTTCCACGTCCGTATATTTTGCCTTCACCGAAATACCATGTTCCGTGAAGACCTTTTTATTCACTGCCTTTACAGCCTGTTGGTCTCCGACAAGTGTTATCCGAACATTGACGCCATCTGTGTTCGTTTTAGCGAGTTTTAGGAGCTCGTCCTTTGAGGTCTTAAGGACATCAACCTTTATCTCCTTATACGGAACAAAAGATGCCTTTTCAAAATCGAAGGAAGTATCATCGTACAATATCGTGAACCCCTTTTCCTCATCCTCCCCAAAATTGTTCTGGCGAGTGCTCGGCAGGTGAAACACGTTGGCTCCTGGTTGCTGAGCGTCATGATAGTGCCCTAACATCACCTTTCCATATTTCTTGAACAGGTTCAGCGGGATACGGTTGTTCACTACCTTTCCATCGTTATTGATAGAACCCTGTACGGCTGTATGACTGAATAAGATTGATTTCTTTGAATGAGGAGTAGGAAGCTCCCCAAACTTCTCAAGCCAAATATCCTGACTGTAAAATGGAACAAAATGACATTCCACACCCTGTATCTCAATAGTCGTAGGAACTTCAAACAGGTTGAATCCTGGGTGATACCTGTACTGGGTCAAGAAACTTTCGTCAGACTCATAATCCGTCTTGTCATGGTTTCCAGGAATACAATAGATTGTTATGCCGGATGCGCTGTACAGTTCAATCATCTCTGTTAGACAGGTGAGAAGTTCCTGACGCTGGCTTAGTCTGGAGTCGAATATGTCACCGAGCCAAATTACAACCGAGACCCCCATCCGTTGAGCTAATGCTATTTCCTGTTCCGCTATATCAAGCAATTCAACAGCATTCGACTCCTGAAGATGTTTGTCTGTACTAATTATTGCGATTGGTTCTTTATTCATTGTCGAAATATTTAAAATGAAAGTCCAAGTGTATAACGCTTGGACTCTCTTTCTGTACCTGAAACAAATGTTACTTTTTCTTCGCACGCATAGCACGGATACGGTCAATGGCACTTTGACCAGATGCGCTACCAGCGTCGGCTGGAGCTTTTACTCCGGGAGCCGGAGTTTCATCTTCTGGTTCGGGGTCGTCACCAGCGTCACCGCTATCGTCAGGGTCTTCCCCACCGTTGTCATCACCCCCATCACCGTCGTCGGAACCATCCCATCCGGGAACGTGTTCAATGTCGTATCCGAGGTCTTCGTGTTTGACAGCCAGCTGATAAGCCTCTTCAAGTTCTTCACCCTCAAGCTCCAACTCTTCGTATCCTTCACCGTACTGGCGAATGAACTCTTCGTTGACAACTTTCAGTTTCTCTTCCGGAGTAGGTTCAGCAGGTTTCTTTTTCGCTGCGGCTTTCTTCGGTGCAGGAGCCGGAGCCTTGGCTGTCGGTGCTTTCTTAGAAGCAGGAGCTGCAGCAGGTTTCTTTTCCTCTTCACTCGGACCGAAAGGTAGGTCATCAGCCCCAGACGGCTTATCACCTGTCTTTTCTTCCACCATTTCCTGAAGTTGTTCAATCATGTCAAGGAAGTCATCCTGTGCGAAAATCTGATACTGGTTAGCATCGTCGAAACGCTTCAGACCGTCAAGAGCATAATCGAAGTCCCTCTTGGTATAACAGTCCACATACAGTTTCTGGAGGCTGGGGAGACCGTCAAGTTCTTCCAATACCTTATCAGGCACAGCGTTCTTGTCGAAGTAGTCTTCCCAAGTCTGACCCATTTTCAACGGCAACGATTTCAGCGTTTCCACTGTCTTGTTATTGTCGTCTTTTCCACGACTCCATTGAATAGGGAAGCCAGTTGATGGGTCACTGAACATATCCACGGCAGCGGTATCGTTCTGAGCACAAAGGTCAGCAGACTCTTTGTTCAGTGCTTCCATTTGTTTCGGTTTCAGGCTGTCTCGCCAAATCTTTCCTTCAATGAGCGCATAATACACGTATTCAAGCTGCGGACGAATTCCGGGAACCCATGTACCGTTCTTGCCACCCATACGATAACCCGTAATCGGGTTCAGGAAGCGAGCACGCTCATCTTTGTCCTGAAGTTGTTCAGCCTGTTCGTAGACACGTTTGATATACTCCTCGATGATATCGTAGGGATACCCACCGTGAAGAGTAGCCAAGAAGATTTTCTTGTTAGCAATTTTCTTGCCGATTACGTTTCCGTCTTTGTCCTTATCATCAACTTCGCATTTCAGCATCGCTGTGAGCATAGGAACATACGGAGAGTCTCCTGGTTCATGAGCCGGAAGAACTCGTTTCACTGTGATTCCGTCTTTCTGTTTCCAGAATTGTGCATAATCACCTTTACCACCAAAATAGGTGTCGAACTGTTTGGTTTGCTGAACCGTCTCACTCACTTTGGAGAGAGACGCAGCTTTGTACTTTGAACGGTCGAATGCCATAATCAAATGAAATTTAAAATATGAATAATTATTTTGATTCTTTCACTATTCTTGTAACGTTTTCGAGGAATTTCTCCTCATAACTCTTTATAGTTTCCATGAGCTCGAGGATGTCAGTTGCATCCTGTCCAGCCTTTGCGTGGGCAATCAGTTGAAGAGCTCTGGGAAGTGAACAACCATAAGCCATATCATCCATCTTTCCGTTTGGGTGTCTCGGACTGTCTGACTTCTTTAACTGATACACGTCATAAGACGTTCTGTGTGCCTCTACTTGTTTAAGGTAGAAATCCTCTGTTACTTGGATATAACCTTTAAATTCTTCTGAAACGCTGGGTTGAGTTGCTTTCTTTGCCATAACTAAATTGTTTAATGATTTAACGATGATACAAAGGTAATGGATTGATTCGAATTATACAAGAGTTTCCCCGAAAATCTTCAGAAAAATTTTATTTAAACCCTTTCTTCGCAATCAAGAAACTGTTTACCTTTCCCTCTACGAGCTCGCTCAGGAACTCCTGGGGAGTAACAGGCTTGAGGAGGTTGTTCAGCTTCTTTGACTTGTCTTGTACCGACCACTGAAGAGCGTCAAGGACACTGAAGTTCTTTTGCGCCTCAATGTATTCCAGACAGAGTTTCTGGTAATCTTCATCAAGTAGGAGTGCCTCATCAAGAGCCTTTTCTGACAGCTTGATTTCTTCATCTTCGATAGTGAACTTCCCACCATTACGGTTCGCCTCACGTCGCCAACCTTTCTTCATGTCGGCTTCGTAAACTTCTTTCTCGAGCTTCTTTTCTGACACGGCACGCTCGGCTTCCGCACGCAGCAACCCTACTTTGTTCAGGAGTGCGCTGACTGTCACGGCTTCGCCATATAAGTTACTATAATCAATTGAGGTCAATTTGTCGATGTCGACAGTTTCCTCGAATCCATTAGTAACAAGCGTCACGGGGACGTCATTGAAATGTACAAGAATTTCCATTTTGTTCTTCTTTAAATTCGTAAATTTATAACGTTAAAGTAACGATATTCGTTTCGTAGTTCGCTCTCAGGACATTCACTTCTTTCCTCTTATCATAAGATAGTGAGCCATTCATAAGAATAAGGTTCGCTCTGCCACAAGACAATAACGGCTCTAACTGTTCATATTCCTGTTGGAAGATAATTACTTCCAGGAACTCATAGTTTGACTCTAATATCAAGCGACACATCGTATCACCTTTCTTTGTCTTCTTCACCTCGAGTTCGGCAATAAATCCTGCAACAACGACATACCCATTGTTCGGCAGATATTCCGTATTGAGACAGGCTTCCATTCCTTGGTATTCATACATATCAGGGAACTCGTCTTTAAACCTGTCATAAAGAGCCTGATAGTCAAAGAACGCCAACCCTGACAGTTTCTTTTGAAGTAATCCCCACCACCAGGCGTCATTCGCATGATAGTCCGCTCCTGTCAATACAGCGTCGTCTTCTTTGACGGCACTCTTAGTTGAGCCGAGGAAACTAACCAATAGGTCTATTCGCTGAGCTGGAGCTTCAACCCCCTCAAGACGGTCAAACGCACCAGCCAATATCAGGTTTCTGATGATACGGCTGTTCACGGCTGAACCCTTCCATTTGTGTCGGGTGATGAAGTCGTCTAACGACCAATATTGACCGTTCTCTGTACGTTCCTTTAATATTTGGGTTGCAGCCTTTTCTGCGACCTGTTTGACCCCTGTAATTGACCAATACAAGGCTTTCTCCTCAAAGTTGATAATAACATCGGTCTCCGATATATTGATATCCACAGGTCGTACCGTACAGACGCCAGTCTTATTGATTTCCGCAATATAGCGGGAATAGTCGGCTTCCTGAGCATACTTAAACGCAACCGACCAATATTCAATAGGATAGTGAACTTTTATCCACTGAGAGATATAACCTGTTATCGCATAGGCAGCAGCATGACTTCGGTTGAACAGGTACGTCGAAGCCTTATCAATAGCGTCCCACACCTTTTCGCTGTATTCCTGCGTGACTCCGTAGTTATCACGATAATACGGGATAAACCGTTCTTTATATTGCTGGAGAGCCTCATACTTCTTCTTCACCATCGCTTTACGAACGTCATCGGCTTCTACCAACGACAATCCCCCAAGTTCACGGCAAAGTTGCATGATTTGTTCCTGATAGGCAAACACTCCATAAGTATTGTTCAGAATCTTGTCTGTACCTGTGAAATACTCAACTTTCCTCTGACCCTCTTTACGCAAGACATATTCGTTATGGAAGTTGTTCTCCATCGCTCCTGGGCGATATAGCGAGATAGCAGCGATAAGGTCTTCAATATTGTCAGGCTTCATCTGTCGACAATAACCTGTCAGACCGGAGCTACCAAAGTGAAAGTTATCCTCGTTCCAACCATTCTTGAAATACCTGTACACCTCTGGGTCATCCAACGGTACACTGAAGATGTCTAAATCAACATTCTCATGCTCCTTTATCAAGCGTACCATGTCCTGGAACTTGTCAAACTGTTTCACCCCAAGAACGTCCTCTTTCAGGAACCCTGCTGCGTCCATTTCACCACCTTCCCACTCGGTTACATACTCACCCCCATTCTTACGAATAGGAACCCAATGAAACATATCATGTTCCTCCGGGAACACCATCATCGCACAGGCATGAATTGACTGTGCCTTAGGAGCTGGCATGATAAGCATAACCTCGTTAATCAGGTCAGAATGCTCAATAACAAAGTTCTTCACCCGTGAATGCGCACAGGCTATTTTGAACAGGTCTTCAGGCTTCCTGTCTTTCACGTCAAAGAGCTTCATCATTTCGTTTGTTTCCTGGAAGTCTAACCCATATACACGAGCCATGTCCTTAATCGCTGCACGGAGCTGCAATGCGCTGTACGTTCCCACGGAACATACCTGTTTCCAGCCGTACCGTTCTTCCATGTACTTCTTCACACGAGGTCGGTCTTCACCTGGATAGTCGCAGTCAATATCAGGGAGTGATACTTTCACACGTCCTGCATTCAGGAAACGCTCAAAGAGTAGGTCATATTTCATCGGGTCTAACTTCGTAATCCCTAACAGGTAGGAAACAAGACAACCACCTGCGGAACCACGACTGATACCCGTCATAATCCCATTACGATGGCACCAGTTGATAATATCCCAAGTAATTAGGAAGTAATCAATTGCCTCACCTAACTTGATAACGCCCACCTCTCGGTCTATTCGCTCCATAATAACATCTTCACCCCAATCCTCAATGAGGTCTGGGTGACGGTCAAGACCGTCGGCTATAAGAGCCCAAAAGAGGTCTTCATTTGTTTCATAAGTTTTCGCTTCCTGTTCCGTCATCTTATAGTGGGGCAAGTGTCGCTTCTGGACGTCGATTACAAAGGTAATCGCCTCAGCTATATTTTCAAGGAACTCCAACCCCTCTGTGAAACGGCTGTACACGTCCATGAACCCCTCATCGGTATCAGGGAACATCGCTGCTATTTCAAGGAACAGTTCATCGTTCGTCTTGAAATACTGATTGTCGCTATCGTAGGCAGTTGTCCCACCAATACTTTGAAGACGAGGTCTGATACAACTGTACTCCTCGTCAAGATACCACGCATCTACTGACGGAACAGCTAACAAGTTTCTATCAAGGAAAAACTTCTTCAGGTTCTTCAGATACCACTCATCACGGCTGTTCTCAACGTATTCGCACGGGTCAAGCTGATACACGGCTGCGTCTACTTTCAAGTCTTTCAACTTGTCATAGTCGGTTGTCTTCGGGTCAAGAAACAATATCAAGTCATCATTATTTCTCGTGATAGCATTGAAGTCATCGAGACCAATATACTTCGGATTATCGCAATTGATGAACTTGTTTATAGTAAGCAAATCTCGCCAACCCTTTTCATTCCGAGCATACACCTTGACAGTAAAGCGATAGTCACGAGGCTGGTCATACACCACGCACTCCATACCTATCACGCTCTTGATACCGTTCTTCTGACACTCGGCTTGAAACTTCAGCGCACCAGCCAACGAATTCTTTTCACAGATTCCCAACGTGTGAACTCCTAAGAACTTTGCCTTTTTACACCAGTCGGCATAAGTTCCTGTGCCGGACATCATTTCATATTGACCATGAACACCAAGGAACACCGGAGTAGGAATCTCTTGCTTTGCTGACCCAACATATTTCAGCCGTGTCAGTTTCACGTCGTTCTCTTTACCTTTGGCGAGCATATAGTAAACTCCTCCAAAACTGAACGCATAGAAATCGCAAGCCGTTTCAACTGTTTCCTCTCCTGAACCTTTTCGGTTCGGGTCGGCTGGGATTCCTACAAAGTTGAACCCGTCATCAAACAGCGCACCATCGTAGGCTGATTGATACAGTTCGAAGGTCTTTCCCCCTATCTCGACCACATAGTCTGAAACAGGGGTAAAGTCCATAAAATTCTTCTCCAGATATTTCTTGAATTTATCCATTGATTTTCTCCTTAACAAGTTGAGTTATATCGTCACCATCCTTACAGCCCAAGCCGATAAAGTATTGAGCGAACTTCTCACTGATATGGTCATTCAATTCGTAGGAATCTGAGTGAAAGTCACAGAAGATAATCTGAACTTCCTTTCCCGTCGTTTCCGCAACCTTAAACAGTGCTTCCGCTTCACAGTCAAACCGCAATGAACCGAATACGATATCACAGTCGTGAGCCTCGCTTTCAGACATCTTTGCCCAAAGATTAGCTACATAGTTTGCCGTCCAACGTGCCCACACATCTTCGCCAGCTAACTTCTTGAGGAATTCCCCAGTCCGCTGTAACAAGTTACGACCGTCCACCAATGTAGTTTCCAAAATATTCGGACCATCGGCTTCCGGCTTGAACGGAATAAAAACACTACTGCTCAACCGTTTCCAATCAGCATATTCCTTGGACGTACAGTCAATTCGCTTGTCCTCTCCTACTAAGATTTCCATCAACGTTCTACGAATGCCTTCACTGAAATCCCCCATAATCATAGGACGCTCTTCACAGGCAGCACCAACCATCAGTGCTTCCGCATTGTAAGACTTACCACTACCGATAACCCCTACTAATCCATATATCTTTCCTTTACGGTTCATATTGATTCATGAATTTTTGAATGCTCTTGAACAGCTTCCAATCCTCAGAATATCTGCTCAACAGTTCTTCACAGTTTTTAATACAAGTTAGGAGTTTCGCTGACGAGTTTCCAAGAGCCTGTTCATTCCGGCAGAATATCCATAGGTCAAGATAATCACACATCTTAAACAGTTTGTATTGGAGCTCCGTCATCGTCTCTTTGATTGACTCATCAGAATAGGGGAGAAGATTGGGGTCACCATGACAGATTTCCCATTCAATAATATCCCATGCCGCAGCCGTGTTATCATTGAACTTCTTTACACAGGCATTGAGGTCGCCTGTTACACTTTCAACATAGTCGTGGAGTAATACCTTGTCGAATACATTTATGTCGTAAGCAACGTCCTCTTCTGAGGCAAACCAACGGAATAACATACCTACGACCAACCCGTGTTCCAGGAGGTTGTACCCCCGATGATGGGGGGTGTTGGGCAACCTCTGGATGTCTTTCATTCCTAACAGAATGTCAATTTTCTTGTAATTCATACGAAATCGTCTTTAATTTGATACTTTATTTCTCACCCGATAAACAGTTCGTTCAGTAACGGGTTTCTGAACTCAACAGGTTGTTTCGTCCAATAACGATAAATAACCTTTGCCCAGTCAAGGAACATTTCATCGGTAAACTCATTGAGCATTTCCTTCAGTTCCTTTTCGTCGAAGTTTCCACAACGGCACAGTTCCTCGTATCGTGATAACTGGTCGATAAGCCTGTCGAACCCATCCAATGATGTAAACGTAGTCTGGTAGGAAAAGTTCACTCCGGAAGGATACGAATTTACGTCTCTTTTAGCGATTTCTTCAGCCAACGGAATGAAGTCCTTATAGACATGAAGATTGTCTGCCTTGTGGTAGTATTTGCCGACAGGCACGCCCACTATCGCTGCGACGTACTCCTGCATCAATGTAAAGTTGAACACGTTCACCGCACTGAACCCCCAAATCAGGTCATTCGAGCGCATATCAACGTAACAGTTCATCTTCCCACCCACAATCATAAAATGAATTGACCGTGTGCAAGGTGTGTCCTTTGTAAGAAGAATTGGAGCCTGTTCACCGTCTTCCAAGTTTCCATTGAAATTGTCAGAGATAGGGTCGTGAATTGTGATTACCGCCTCACGAGTGTCAATATCCTGTTTGAACTTTTCAATCACGAAACGCAACTGGTCAGTCACGTTCTGATACGTGGTAGGCTTCCGCAATTTAGTTTGACGACCGTTATCGTCTGCCTTGCCATTCTTGTACTGGCGTGGAAGTAACTGTCCGGACAATGTTACCATCGACTCAAAATTGTCCCCGTAACGACGTATTCTGGGTCCATATCCAGCTCTCATGAACTTACCATCATCTGAGAAGTTTACAAGGTTCTTCACATAGCTGGCAGGCATCTCCAAACTGTTATCCCCACGAGCGAGCCACAGGCTTTCAATCCAACCAAGTGTCTTATTCCATTTGCGCTCCGGCACACGAACATAGCGGTCAGTCGGGTTGGTGATTTCAACCAATACTGCTCCGGGAAACTCCCGACACTGATACCCTCTTCGGGTGACATCAACTCCGCTCTCCATGAGTCCTTTACACAGCATTACGAGAGCACTACTCAAATTTTCTGCTTGAAAATACATAAGTTTCTTTTTAATTATTCAACAATAAATTTTCCTGGTTCGGGGAGAACCGCTTTCCATTTAGGAGGAAACACGAACTCAATCTTCTTTGGGCTCTTTTCGTAGGTGTGTTTGATACGCTCGTTTCTTCCTTTGTTGAAAGACGCACCTAATCCCTTGGCAAACTTACTTGTTTCACAGAAACAGTTCTGTAGATTTGTCAGTGTCGGCACAGGCTCCCAAGGCAACGGATTCCACTTCATACCTGTTTCCCTGCAAAAGTTACCCATCAATTCTTCGAAATTTTCGTGAACCCATTTGATTACTCCCACATAATCATAACGCTTCCCCGACGCTCCGTCAAATGTCCATCCAATCCCCTTTAAAGAACCTGGACCAGTGATTACAAAATCGTTCTCACTGAAGTTGTACAACGGAGAATAATTCAGGTCGATACAATATTGCTGAGCCGTGAAGTCCCCATATATCTTCATCTTACGGAATACCCAATACAAGTCCTCAAAGGTCTTCGCCTCTAAGAAGTCATACAAGTGTCCGTTCTGAAAGATTTCATCTTCGAAGATACGAAAGTGAGCACGATGCTTGCTCATCCCTGTAATATGTTTATATTCGGGATATTGATAGAAGAAGCAATTCACGATGTAGGCATTACCATATATCGTGTCTCCGCCATCAACAACCTTGTCAAGAAACTTCGCAATATTCTCCAAGCCTGTTTCATAGGTGATATCCCCAAATTCCTTCTCGAGTAAATCCCACGTCTCATTCTTATTGAAGTGCTTGAAAAGCAATATGCGAAAGAACATATCTTCGGGTTCGTACTGTTTACCATTGTAGATTACACGGCTCAACAGGTATTGACTCACACGGTCAAGACATCGATATACATTCGTGAACTTAAAGTTCCGAAGTATTTCATCGTCTGTCCATGGTCCAACCTGTCCATTGTACTTCTTCCAAAAGATATTCATTCTTTCGCATATCCAATACAAATAATGGTTGAAATTATCGTTAGGAACGGGAACGAATTTACTTTCCTTTTTTGCCATTCTCAAACGTTTCAAAAGAGTTTCTTTCAATATAATCTGAAGCCTCACAAAAAGCTACAAAATCGTCACACAAATCCTGAAGTTCGAAAAAGTTCAAGATGTGAACCCCCAAGTCCCACACGGGAGCATCATACGGCTGGTCGTGTAACACTACATTGCCGCCAGCTTCATTCACCTCTTTTCCTTCTCTTACAGCCTTTTCGTAATCGTGCATAAAGGTACGGTGCTTCCGCCACATGCAATCCCCCTTAGGAGGCTCGCCAGACCTGTATGCTATACGAGCACAATATTCATCCCATTGGTCATCTCGGTAATCATACCGAACGTGAAGAATGTTAGTGAATTCACTCTCACCACACAAATCCAAGGGACGTAGTCGCCACGATACGGTTGTTCCCGCACCGTCAATCAATACTCCATGTCCTGCTTTTGAGGTTTCCTTCAGGAAGTGAGACAGTCCCTCAGCCTTGCACAGTCGCGACGTCATACTGTCGTAACCTTGCCAACGCTTGATACCACCGTTCTCGTAGAACTTCCCTACGAACACCATGTTAAAGTCTTCAGAATACACTCCGACTTCCTTTTCCTTTCCGTCAAGAGTTGTAAACTTATACGGACGGAGTTTCATACCTAATGATTCCAGGAACTCCAGGAAGAGATAAACCCTTGTGGATTTACCGCTCCCTGAAATTCCCTTCACCAATACTATTGATTCCCCGTCTACCATTACTTCTTCTTTGGAGTTTTCTTTGCGGGAGCAGCTTTGGTTTCCTCAGCCAGTTCAAGAGCTGTAACACGTTTCTTGATAGGCTTGTCGTCACTGAACTTCACCATACACTTCTCTTTTCCATCACCGGATTTGTACAGACGTGTGATTTCACCAACAGCGTCTTCGCCTTTCAGTTTCACCTGAGAGCCAACTTTCATTCCCGGAATTTCTTCTGACTCTTCCAAGTTCTGACGTTTGGTTTCACGAGGAGTCTTGTCAGCTTTCGCTGCCTTTTCCTTCTTCATACCTTTGTCAGACTTCGAAGGAGTCTTGCGGTTTTTCTGACGTTCTTCGTACTCAGCCTCAGCCTCTGCCAAACGAGCTTCCTCTTCCGGAGTCAGTTGTTCTTCCGACTGATAGGTTGAGTTACGTTTGTTCTGACGCTGCATAGCAGCTTCGGGTGAACCGTCTTCAGGGTCAGGGTCTTCGGCAGTTTCTTCTTTCGCAGCTTTCTTAGGAGCAGCCTTTTTATCAGCTTTCTTTTCAGCGACTTTCTTGGCTGGAGCTTTCTTAGGAGCTTCCTCTTCTTGAGCGGTTTCGCCACCTAACTTGTCAAGGAACTCTTGAGCTACCTTAACTTCCAATTCACTTGAATTCTCATCGTTGATGATTTCTTCGAGCTTTTCAGCGTCGAACTTTCTGTACTTCATCCGAAGTGCTAATGCATTACTTGCCATAATCGTTTTTACTTTTAATTATTAAAATTGTTTTTCTGTGATGTTTTATCACTTATCTCGCTACAAATATAACTGGAAATTTTCGAAAAGGTTTGATTTTCTCCCCGAAAAATCGAAATTATTTTTTGCCGGAATGACCAAATCCACCCGCACCTCTCTCAGTGTCAGTGAGTTCTTCGACTGAAGAAACTTCGACAACTTCCTCGGCTTTTGCATACGGAGCAAAGACGATTTGGGCAATTCTGTCACCATTTTCGATTGTTTGTGGTTCTGTCGACAGGTTAATCAACGGAACACCTACTTCCCCACGATAGTCAGCATCGATTGTTCCGGGAGCATTGATTACGGTCAAACCTTGTTTCACGGCACAACCGCTGCGAGGTCTAACTTGTCCTTCGTGTCCGGGTTCGATTTCCATGTACAGCCCAGTCGGAATAATTTTTCTTTCCATAGGGTTCAACACGATTGAGCCTTCCGGAAGATAAGCTCTTAAATCCATTCCTGAACTGTCAGGAGTTTTGTACTCGGGAAGCGCATTCCCACTCTTGTTTACGATTTTCAGTTTCATCTTTTAAATAAATTTGAAATTGTTGATTAAAGATATCTGTATATATTTAACGGAATATTCTCCTTTCGAGCCTCGAAGTTTTAAAGTCTCCGTTGACGGATTGTTACATACTACTTCCATAACCTCATCTTTGTACATCACTTGCGTTCCTCTGTAAAGAATATACCATTTGTCATAATTCCCTTGAACTCGACGCTGTTCATCATCCTTGTACTGAAATAGAGGCAAGCCATACGGTTGCCAGAAATTCCTTTCAATAAACTCTGATACATTATATCCTGGAGTGAATATTGTATCAACGTGGAACTTCGCACTCAGTTCCTCAATCTTTGCACGTTTCTTAGCAGCTATATCCGCTGCAACACTTGCATACGTCTGGTTCTGATAAATAACCGACCGCAGTTTGTGAGTCAAATACTCTAACTGCAAGCTGGTTAGGAACGAACGATGTTTGTTCTCTGTCCTTCCGTGTGTACAGGCTTCTTCTTTAACTTTGTCCATACTTCTCATAATTTTATTTCGACTTTATTATAAAAGAAGCTAATCGGGTCAACTGCACCCCTCAAGACTTCTTCAAGATATTCTAAATCAATATTTCCAGGGTCTATTCCTGGCTTCCTTATCGCTGTCACATACACTCTGTCGAATAGCTCCCGCATCTTTAATGCCGAGTCTTTGCTCTCGTTTATAGTTCCAAAATCGTATAACAGGATAACCGTCTTAACACCTTTACGACGCATCATGTTAATCTGTCCTTGACCGATATTGTTCCCGAACGTAAAGCAACACTTGATATCATCTAAATGCTGAAGACCTAACAGGTTGTCAATGTTCACTTTATCGAAAATGCCCTCAACGATTATCACCGTCTCAGTCTTCCCCTTGATTATTTCATCGCAACCCCCCAACAGGTCTTGAAAGTTATTCTCCGAGTTTCTGTAACGTAGTACCAAATCAGCTTCATGACGCTTGTATGCCTCAAGATTTTCTTTATGCCATTCTTTTGAGTACCTACTTCGTGCCCACCATGCCACGCACACGCCATCAATCTTCATTTTGAAAATAATGAAGTTCTTCAGCTTCGCCTCCAACGGTGTGTTAGTATAGGACGGTTCAAACTCCGCATAATGTTCAGGCTGGAATCCACGATTATTTAGATACTCATCGTCCTCCAACGGTTTCAGACGTAATGGTAAATGAACAGGTTTCAACTCTTCCTGTTCAGCCACTTCTTCACCCTCTTTCATCCAGTTTGACATTTCCCCTTGAAAGTCTTCACCAATCTTAGGACACGTGTCAAGTTCATTCGGCTTAACTGTATAGGAGCGTTTCGCAAGGTCAGTCCGGTTGAGCTTCTTTAAGAACTCATAGACGGACACCTTTCTCGGACACTTCCAACAGTGGAACGTCGCGACTCCGTTCATGTTGAAGATGATACCCCACTTCCCTGCCTTGCCGCAGAACGGACATTCCATGTCCTTGTTTGTGAGCCACCCCTGTGAACCGAACGGAGTCAGATTGAAATCCGATATTATTTGTTCCTTGTCGTACCTCATAACGAAATTATTTTCTTCGGGGGACAGGTTTCTTTTCAGGTTCCTGAGCTCCCTTTGCCGATAAATATTCTTTTAACGACTGTTTTGTTTGCTTCTTATTTAACGTCTCTTTTGGCTCTTGCGGGACACTTTCCCCCTCGCCCACTACCTTTGTACCAAATACTCCTGGAGCTATCTCTACTCGCTCCTTTCGTTCCCCAACAGCCGACTCACCGTTTCCCTTCTTAGAGCGACGGCTTTCCAACTTGTCAAGAGCTGACATATCAAGAACCGCCTCTTCAGTTGTTGAACGTGAAATATCGTAGAAGAAGCCATTCTCGTAATTAGTAGGAATGCGAATGATAATTCCGTTGTTCTTATAGTTACGGAGTTTATCACAATAAATACGAGCGATGTTCTTCTTTCCTTCTTCGATAGTTATGTTACCCGTGAACACGAATGAGAATGGCTTGATAAGTGTACGGTCGCCCTCTGTATTCTGACGAGTGATTACTCGTGTTGGGTCATTCCACACTTCGAAGGGAACATCCCCTGTTTGAGTAGCTGTTATCACCGCACAGTCATACTTCTTCGCAATATCCTTGAGCCGTTGGGCACACTTCTGTAACCTGTATTTGAGAAAGCTGGGGTCGAAGTCTATCTTCTTGTTTTCCCCCGACAGTAACAGGTCAAGCGAGTCGATACATATCAAGTCAGGATAGTAACCATACTCTTTCTTATAGTCCTCAATCGCCTGCACCAAATCCGCTATCGTCATGTCCATCATCTCTTCTGAAGCATACACGTCAATATCGGAGTTCACGGTTGCTGCCCTCTTGATGAGAGCTGATATTCGTGAACGTGTCTCATCGGTGATTTCACCCCTCATTATCTTTGAATAGGTAGTGTTCGCGAGCATTTGGTCAAACTTCACCACGCACTCTTCACGACCACCCTCTAACTGAAAGTGAAGGCAGTGATTATGGGCGATTGATGTATTGTACCACGAAAAGTATTTCAGAGCGGTTGATTTACCAACTCCGGAGCGCATAATAATCAATGCAGTATCCTGTCGGGGAATGCCACCGTCAGTCAGTTCGTCTATCGTTGAAATTCCTGTCGGTATCTTTGCCCGACGAGTTTCATCCTCGGCTTTCATTTGTGCCGTTCCTATGTTACGATAAAAATCCCTGTACACACGGGAAAACTTCCCACGAAATTTATCAAGAGAAAAAGCGTTAATTTCCGCCATTCTTCTTTCCAGCAAGAGCATCGCCTCTTCCGGCTTTCCTTCATTATACATATCCCCGACCTCGTGCTGAGTAGCTACGAATGTCTGGCGTCTAATAAAGGTTTCAAGTTGCCTGACCATAGGGTCATATTCAGGGAGCTTGATAGCTTTCACATCTTCAATTTTCTTGAGAACATCCTTGTTAGAAGGAAAAGCCATTTCGACCATACCAAACGTTGCCAAGTTACCCGACTTCTTCATCGTGTCGGACAGAACTTTCAGCATAGCTTTACAGCCCCCCAACTCTCTCGGGAAGTTACTCAAGTCGAGATTATCTACGACCAACGCAGCGAACTGTTTGTTCGCAAACGCCAGCCGTAACATTTCCTCTACAAAATTAGGACTGAGTATCGCATCAACTTTCTTGCCCATATACTAAATTATTTAATGACTTTTTGTTCCACATTCTTTTAACTGAATCTGAAATTTTCTTCTTTTGTTCCTCGGAAAGTTTCTTCCCAACATGAGCTTCTGAAAGTTTTCTTCGAGTCTCTTTAGAAGCGACCTTCCCAAAGTTTGGATTTCTTTCCCCTGAATGTGCTTCTGACATTTTTCGTTTAGCACTGTCGGAATGTTTCTTTCCTTTCATCGGAGAAGTTTTCCCCAATCTTGCTTTTCGAACTTTCTCTTTTGTAGACTCAGAACAGGCTTTCCCAAATGAAGGATTTCTTTCTCCCAAATTTGCTTGACGATATCGCTCTCTTGATTCCTCTGAACAAACTCTTCCAACCACACCCTCACCACCATCGGTTGAATTATAACCTTTCTCCCGAGTATTGAAACGGCTGATATATTCAATTTCAAGCGAATCAAGCTGAGACTTCAATTCCTTCTTCGTAGGAGCCGATACCGCTAACAGTTCTTCGACAAGGAAGTTCTCCTCACCATACTTTCGTATGGCTCGGTGGAACTTGTGGTCGAAACCTTTCTTTGAATCCCTTATATGTCGCTTCCATCTTTTCTCAATAGTTCTTAAAGTCTGCCCAATGTACAGTTTCCCAGTGAGCAGGCAAGTTATCTTATAAATATAGCCTCTTTCCATTATACTGCATCAACTTTAATTAGAACGGTGCTCTCTCGTAGCTTATTAATCGCCATGAAAGATGAAGATACTGTATCATCGTGCCCACTGATACTCTCAAGAGTTCCCTTGTCGCTTCGGAAAGCAACACTATTGAACTCCCCAAACATCTGGTCTACTTTTTGCTTCGTATCCGGATGATACGGGCACTTGATAGCTCCTCTCTCATATAACGCTGCGAGTGACGCCCATCCTGTTCTCAAATCCTTTTTGTTCCCGGAAGTAGTCGTGAATGGTGTGATATTCTTTATTCCCATTTGGACGCACATATCAGCCAAGATACTTTGAAAGCCGTTGTTCTCAACCACTATCTCATTGGGCTTGAACACACGGTTCAGCAAATCAATCTTTGATATCTGTTCGTTATGGGATAAACCTTTCTCACGATAAATGTGCAGCAGGTAGTAATTTCCTTGGATATCCTTCCCCCAAACTGTGTAACAGGTATAGTCGGCTCCAACGTTACCTGACACGGCAAAGTCACAACCAATCACCACCCGTACTAACTTGATAGGGAAGGATTCAATATTATCTACCAACCTGATGTTTTCCATCCCGATTGTACTCCTCTTTAATATCTCCCAAGGGAATATCGTACTGTCGTCGGAAATAGGTACGACAAGATACTCACGAGAGAATACCATCGTCCCCATAGACAGTTTTTCCTCCATCAGCTTATTCCATGTAAAACGGTCAGGAGCTAACAGACGTCCGTCCGGAAATATTGCAGGGTACTCAAAGACCTTAAATTTTGGGTCTTTCTTTAATTCGGCATATAAGTCCTCCTGCTGATACGGTGTACCATCAACGAGATTATACCCATATGGCTCAACGATAGGAGTGATAGCACCTTTAAACAGGTCTCTCAGCTTCTCACGCTGTTCCAGTGAGTAGATACTACTTTCATCAGGCAAGTCATCGCTGACCGCTGCCCCAACGTGAAGACCACGAATAAATCCGTCCTTTCCACGCAGGTGTAACTTCGTACCATTCTCACACTCTATACTCGTCGCTGCCAGTGAAGCCTTTCCTCCGGGATTCAACTTCGCTGCCAACGCTTCATTCACACGAATTTCCTCAACCACCTTGTCGATGTGCTGTTTACCCAGCTTCTCTGTATTGGTGATTATACAGGTCTCCTGACGATTCTTATTATCCGGAATGTCAGGTCTCATAAACGTTGGTCGTCTATAACTATACAGCCTCCACAATGGAAACGCCATGCAGAACTCGTAGGAATTGTGAACAACGGTTCCATCCTCTAACTGAAACAGGTGGTCACCATCGCACATAAACCCATAATAAGACTCTTCCCCTATCGGTGCAACTGTTATATTGCTCCTTTCTAAGACAGGCTTATCAAAAGAGAACACCCTGTACCCTTGGAACCGCTTCTGTTTCTTTTCAGGATACTTCAGGAATTGACCCATTTCAATCTCAACATATTTCTTCCTCTTCGTATCCCACAGGCACATTACGTGAGCTCGGTTCACCGCATATGGCATACCGTTCTCTTGCTCAACCCTGAACATCTGTGCCCGACCTATATGCCGAGTCAGAACTTTTCGAGGTGTAAAATCAATTCCCATGACTTCCATTCCGGGATAAATGTCTTCAACGTTCTTCACGGAAAAGTCCGCCATTAAGATACGAGTCCCTCTGGCAAAACACTTTCCGTGAGAACGAGCAGCAAGATAAGCACTGTTCGGATATAGTTGAACCATGTTCCCCCATTCAAGATTTCTCCAACCTTGACGAAAATTAGGAAGCATAGTCGTTTTGAAATAGTTGTACGACTGAACCTTTAAGGTCTCATCCATTGATTCCTCTAATTGGTCAATGTAGTTAAGCCGTTCAGTCTCAAGAGTAGTATTTAGGGAAAGAACATTATTTGTCTGAATGAAGATTTCTGATAGGAGTGCGTCCACATCACCCCCATAGCCGTTCATCAACTGATTTACAGCCACAGGTGGTAAAGACTCTATAACGTTGAACGCAGTAGAAAAGACGGTGTCCAACTGTTTATATGATAGCTTCAAATCTTCATTAAAATGTATCATATCTTAAACCAATTGGAACTTTTCTCTGAATCTTGATTCTTTTCTGGTTGATGAAATTGTCGGAGCTGCGGAGCCACCTGTTCCTCTCATGTGCTCAATGTACTTCAGCATCAATAAAGCATTGGCTCTCGTATCAATAAGCGCACGGTGGGCATCTACCAATTCAACACCCTCAAGTCGGCAGCAGGTTCCGAGTTTATAGTTCTCTTGCTCAATGGCTCTGTAATACGCCAATTTCTGAGTATCCTCAACCCAGCGAACATAGTTGTAGACGTCATCTTTATTCCATTTGAACATCTCCTCTATGAACGGCATATCGAAGCCTTGAAAGTTGTGTCCGCACAATACGGCTCCAACTTTTGTATTCTTGTATTTTGACAGAATAGAGGCATAACCCCTGTATGCTTCTTTGATATCAACTCCGTTCTTAAACAGGTTTTCTTGGGATAACCCATGAACGGCTTCTGCCTGTGGTGACCATTGATATTTGTCGACATACGGTTTAATCAGAACATCGAACTCTTCGACTATCTTCATATCCCAAATATCAATAACAACTGCTGCAACCTCTATGAGCAGAATGTCATGAAATGCTAATACAGGCTCTTTTCCTTTACCACCTTTCGATGGTAAGCCTGATGTCTCGGTATCACTAACCGTGATGTACCTCAAATTGCTTTTTGCCATAATCGTCTTTATTTTAAGAAATCATAAATTTCAAATCTTCTAAATCTCGGTCTCTGACCTCAACATCGTCGTAAACCAATACAAGGTTTAAGACAGGGTTCTTTTCACCTTTCAATCCCAAGGGAAAGTCATTCAACACTATCGTAGGCTCACCCTCCATTGTAATATCAGCACGACACTGAATCACATAAAACTTGATGACAGCCTGTTCAGTTCTGTCATGAAATTGAAACAATTTTGAATTGAACTTCTTTTCAAGTTTCTCAATAAACTTGCTGAAAGATTCAATAAACTTTTCTTCGGTTTCGCTATTGCCCCCATCAATTAGGAGGTCAGCCAACCGCTTCGCCCCGAACAGTAAGCAAAGCCTCATGAGAATACCTGTTATTCTTTCATCCATTGTGCTACAAATTTACTAATTAAATATCATCTTTACAAACCGATGTTCTCGTCCCAAACTCATACTCCTGATGACACTTTGGGCACGTGAGTTCTATGTTTGTTTTCTCAAGCCTTAACTCGGGAAATGCTCCTTTGGATTTAATGTGGCTAAAATATATCGGTTTTAGAGGCTCAGGGAGCTTTGCGCCACAATGCGTACACACGTGAGCACGCTCCGCCCATATTTCCTTAAAGAGAGCCAATTCACCCGTTGCTGGTCGGAGTTTAGGTTTCTTCGCCTTATTCCTTTCCGCACGAACCTCAAATCGGGACTTCCCTTTGTGGAGCCTCTTATAGTTACAGTCGTCACAAAGGCACTTCGTCTTATTCACGATGTAACGGTATTTGCCGCACTCCTTACAGTTCTGAAATGGTTCGTTATTCTTCGCCATAATCTGTCATCCTTGATATTTCCCTTAATGTAACGTGCGTCCCGTTTAGCTGTTTCAACTCCTCTTCGCTTTTATCCGCTTCAGACGCTTTTTGATATAGGTTCTTCCCGCTCTTGTCCTTTACGAATAACATTTCACAATCTTTCTTGAACGGGCATGAGTAACATATATCGTCATCAGGATTGTACGGATTATCACCAAATTTAGCAGCGCAAAAATTCGGACCCGATATTCTTGACATTCTCAATCGTTCCCGTCTAAACACGTCATCTGATACGGGTTGATAATTTGTAGATGCCACAGGGTTCTTCAACCCCTTTTCCCTCGCCCATTCCTTTGCGTGCCATTTCGCCTCTTCTGAATATTCCTTCCAACGTTTCCAAGCCTCTTTCCCCATAAACCAACTTGGCATAGGTTTCAGCTCATGTTCTTGGGATGAATACACATGGAATTGAAACAATAAAAAGTCCCAAATGAAATCCGCTCCTGCTGATGGTGGAAGGCTACCAAGAAAAGATACAACCGTAGAACGGTGTAAAGGTTTATTCATCTTTATCGTTCTCGGCTGTACCTTTGTTGCCCTCACCTGAAGATATTCATATATCCGCAGGACAATCTTTAGAGAAGTGTTATAATCATACAGCATAATCGTCTTTAATTTAGGAAGAGGGAAATTACTCCCTCTTCATTTTACTCCCAATCTATCGTCACGTCAATTGACTCCTGTTGGGGGTGGGTTACAGGTTTATAACGTCGTCCCGTCGGGTCTTGGGGGTCTGGCTCACAGACGTCATTATATTGCTGTTTGGCAGCATCCACATCAACGTGTCGACAGAACCATAAACCTATCTCATCTCCGGGATTCAAATCACCAACCTCAAGAACCGCATCTTCCGTCATATCAATGAACTTTGCCCTGAATGGTTTATTATTCGGGGATAGTACATTCTCCATTGACTTCTGATTGTATTTGTTCACAACGTTCATCTCCCCAATAGCTAATTTGTAGGAACAAATCGCATCCTCGGGACGTGTTATCTTTATCGTAATGTTTCGAGCTGGCTGCTGAAATTCATTCTTCAAAACGATAGCACGATATTCGTCTCTTCCTGACTTCATTGTCATCAATGATATCTCGTCAAACAAGTTCCCAAAGTCATCATTTGAAACAGGGGTGGAGGATTTAAATCCTCCTAATGAACGTTCCGGGTTCGGTTGTTCATTGTTTGCCCCAGTTGTTGTCGTATAGTACAGTTGCATAATTTAAGATAATTTTAGTTTTAAAATCTTATTTCTTCTCAATATCTGAGCCTCTGACAATTTACGTCTATGCTCCTCAGTCATCTTCTTACCAAAGAAATGATGATTAGCCCCACTCTTTGCTTCAGAAATACGCTTTCTGGACTCTTCCGAATGAGTCTTGTGATAAAATGGATTTTTCTTACCCATTTTAGATTCCGACATTCTTTTCCGTTGCCCAAAAGATAAATTTTCACGACGTTTTGCTTCAGAAATCTTTTTCTTAGCCTCCTCTGACATTTTCATTCCTGCCGTACCGTAATCACCGCCATCAGTCGAGTTATATCCACTATTCTTCGTATCAAACTTCTGAATAAAATATCTTTCAAGGAAATCGAGTTTCTTCTTGAGAGCTTCTTTCGTAGAAGCCTCCACAAACATCACCTCTTCGACCAGGAAGTTCTCCTCACCATACTTTCGTATGGCTCGGTGGAACTTGTGGTCGGAACCTTTCTTAACACTACTCAAATGCCGAATCCATCGGTCACTAATAGAACCCACTGTTTGCCCAAAGTACCATTTCTCAGTGGGCAAACAAATAATGCAATATATATGACCGTTATACTCCATAACTTAATCTTCAGATTTTACCTTTACCATGACGCCTTCGTATTCACCCGTTCCAGCCGGAGTTGGCACAGTAAACAGTTCTGAGCCACCGTTTGAAGTCGCAGTTTCAAAGTCCCAATAATCAACCTGAGTGTCCTCTACGAATGTAGCGGTATAGACAGTATCAGCAGAAGCCACAACGTCCTGAATTGCGGTTTGGTTGAACGCCACGCTTCCTTTCAGCCAGCCAGCAAACTTGTATCCAGGAACAGCCTGTGCGCATATCTGTACAGTTGTGCCCATAGGAACGGAAATTGACTCTTCGGCTTTCGTTATCGTCGCTGAATTGTTAATTGAAACAGCTCCCTGAGATACTCCACCGCTTGCCGTCTTGACAGTAATCTTCACGTCTTGAATCGGGTCGGGGTCTTCCTCGAGAACAATATTCAAAGTTTCATTCTTTCCAATTACAGTATAGTTTCCGGACTTCGTCAAGTATCCTGGCTTGGATACTGACCAAATCAAAGTACGACCATCTATCGCCTCTACGCTGTTAGTAACCACACCATCAATGATTACTTTCGCATCCGCCGGAGTCGGGTTGATTGTTATCGTATAAGTCTGACCAGAACCTCCAGAGCCACCCAATGTCCAGTATTGAGTTCTTTCATCCAATATCGTTACTGAACCACCATTGTTACGGATACGAGCAATGTAATACTCATTGGCATCCTTTGGCGGCATAGTGCCCTCTGATGGCTCTGGTACGAGAGTCAATTTATACGTGTCAAACGTATATAAGCCTTCCAACTGTTCGTCGGTAAAACGACGTCCCATCGGTATGCTACCCAATACGATAACTCGAAGTTGAGTTTCAGCTTGAAACGCCACACCGCTCGAAAGAACAACGTTATTCGCATTGATGATATCTACAATCTGATAGACCTGATTGTTTAAAGGCTGTGAACCGTCATCCTTCACAAACCGAATGCAGGTAGGAACGCCAGAACTTTGCCCTCTAACAATTCCCTGAAAATTGACAGTTCCGGAAACGTTTCCGGAAGTATCTACTTGAACATATCCGTTCTCGTAATTTCTTGAATCGGGACTAACTTTCAACCAGTAATATTTCTGGTCATTAGGAATCGGGAAGTCAAGCTGGTTATCAACTCGGTATCCTTTCAAGTCAGAACCGATAACGTAGCCACCCACCATATTGATTGCTCCCAATGTGGTAGACGCTGTTACCTTAAATGCTGACCCTGCTTTTCCTCCTGGAGATACCAAACCGAAGGAGAGGGAAGCGGCAAAGATTGCCGACACTTCAGGTTTCTCGTTCAGGAATGTCATCATCCGAGTGAGCTCTTCCTTTTCGAGGAACGTACCTCTGTGAATGTTTATCTTACTCATATTATCAAAATTTATTACTGTCCTTGTTGGTCAATTTCAATTCTTATCGGAGTGTCTCCAGCATCGCCTGATGACGGTGTCACTTTTGCCCAATCTTCTGGTAACGGGTCAAGTGCCCATTTCTTAGAAGATGAAACAACGATTGTCTGGATACCACCTGTTGCCGGAAGTTGTACAGCCGACGGAGTAAACCTCAATTCGCTATTTCTTTCGAAAACAGCTTGAATTTCAAGGTCATGGTCTCCAATCCAATATTGAGTCGGGTTTCGAGTATCCTCTGTAGAGTCGGTGATAATTCGCCATTTTAAGAACGTATAACCCGGACTTGGTGTTGCTGTAAGGGTTATCTCGGTTCTCGGTAAACGGCTTCCCTCAACGGTCGCTGTTCCCCATCCTGGCTCAACTATCTCAACATCTACATTCATAGGCAAGTTCATCACGACATTAACTGTTTGGTCTTGAGACATCATGATATTTCCATCCGTTGATACTCCTCTGGCGGATACGGTATAATAAACCATATTATCCATAGGAACTTCGAAACGAACATAACCATTGGCGTCTGTCTGTGATTGGAAGCCATTACTCAATGTAATAACCGCTCCCTCTACTGGTTCACCGTCAAGTTCTCGCTTAACATTGAACGTCAAGAAATAGGAAGTTCTCACCACCCAATCCAACCAAGTGTACGATACGACATTCTTGTAGGAAACAAGATACCGTCTCACGAACTCTTCAATATCATCTTTCGTTCTTGCCGATTTGATTTGGGCATACATTGCTATCACATTCTTCTGCCCCAGATATCCCTGTGAGAACGGGAGGTCAAGCGGTTTCAACACTATTCCCGCAATCTGAATGTCGGCTGAAATCAAGTCTCGATTCTGTACGATGTATGGAGCCATATACTTCACATCGCCAATGAACCTCAACGGTCTTCCATTTTCGAAATTCAAATACAGACTTTCATCTTTCTCCTCAAGAATGTTATAGATGATTCCTCTCAAACGATAGTAGATTCCTGGAACTTTACACGGACTCTGATAACGGTCTCCAGTGAAGAAACTGTTTGTTTCACGCCAATCAGTGATTCGAACCTGATTGATAAGATTCATATTAGCATCGTAACAGTTCACCCCAAACTCAATGTTTTGGTCACCCATCCTCAGCGACTTCACCCAAACGGTCATCTCATAATCAAGTCCCGGATAGACCTCCATCGCCTTGCTTGTATCGGCTTCGGTTGATATACCTACTCTTCCCGAGCCTGTTGGCTGGAAAACATACAGGTTATCAACGAACTTTCTTCTGACATCACCCAGTATAGGATAGTCCTTCAATGGTCCGACTCCAACCGTATAAGATTCAGAAAACTCAGCCGGAACGTCTTCCCCAGTGTATATCTGCCACGGATACTTTGTTTGTATCTCATTTTCGACAGGAGAACCCGTTCTTTTCATTTGTAGCTCATCTTCCCTGAACTGTATCAAGTCGGCAAAGGTATCGCCTGCATAGTCTGGTCCATAATCCCAACCTTTCGAAACGGCATTGACTGTTTCCGTACCGTACCAAGTAGGAGAAGACCATCCTAAACACCACCCCACGTTCTGCGGAGCCAATACAGCGAAGATAAACTCGTTTGGCTTTGAGTAGCCTACCAGACGTCTCAATTCCCCCTCTATCGTTCCCCCTGTATCAACTATCTGATACGTTCCTCGTTTGTAGAACTCTTGAATCCAATTATTGAACAGGTAACGACGCTGGTCAAGTGTATCGATGTTTTCGTACACCAATCCCCAACCCTCAATAAATTCCTTCATCAAGAGGTCGCTGTTCTCCAACTGTCTAAATTGGCGAGCATAAATTACGATGAACGCAAAGTAGTGGGTAATCGTTAGGAAGAATGTATTGTAGTCGTCCTCGTTGTTACGGCTCACGTACAATGGGACTATTCCAGGCTCAAACAGCTTCTCTAAGACATTTATTGCCCATATCAGAACCTGTGGGTCGTTGCTGTCAAAGAACGTCTTAAAAATCGTCTTATCGTAAATCGTTGATGACAGGGGTTCGTCGTATGGGTCAATCATCGCTCTTGTCTTCGGTAGGCTGTACGGCTCTACCACATACTCAAGCACCAAATCAAAACTATCAGTGAGCCGACCCAGCTCGCTGAATGTTTCTTTTGTCAGAGTTGTCCAATCAGTAAACGATTCACCCCCATCTTTTGAATACCTGAACAGATTGACTTCACCCTGTCGTGCTACTCGCAATACAGGTATGAGCCCAGCTGGAGGAATCACTTGAGTATAAATCGTGAACCCCTTTCCGACTCTTGGAAATTCTTTATACTTTATCGTTGCCATTTCATTTCTTGAATTTTCTCAATAGCCAAAAGACTCCCCCACCCACTGTTGCTATGCCAGCGTAAAAGAATATCTTCTCCCACCAGCGAAGCGGCATACGGGTTGGCACCTCGACTTTCTTCTCAACCTCAACAGGATAGGGAGCCGGAATTTCCTTGATAACTTCCTTGTCTTTATACACTACTTTGACAGGGATGCTATCCTGTTTGTTTTCAATATCATGTTCAAGCAAACCTGATTCCCCATGATATGTTGCGGTTGAACGAGCATATTTTGTTTCAACCGTGCTTGTCGTATCAGGTGTGATGTTCTTGACATACTCCTTCTCAATTTGAACCTGAACGACCGTGTCCCTAACTGTTTCCGTTACAGTAACCGTCTTTTCAACGGGGATATAAATCTTACGACTGCACGCAGCAATCATAAGAACTATCCCCACCAGCATAAGAGCCTTTTTCAAAATTCTTTTCATAATCTTTTTATTCAATGGTTATCCATACTTCTCGCCCTGCTTTGATAGCTTCACGAACCATCTTCTTGACCCTTTCGGATACGTTGAATTGATTCTGTAACCGCTCTCTTCCAGGAACTCTATCTCCTACGAGAATACATCCTTCTGTGTGCCCAGCATTAGCTCCGGCATGGATAAGTATCCCCAAGAAATGAGGCACGTCTTCCAAAGCAGGATATTCTTTCCCAAATTTAGGAGAATATCGATATATTACTTTATAACGTCCTGCCGGAATACAGGTTTCTCCGTACACCTTTTCAGGGCACTTGCAAGCAATCCCCCTTGGAGTATTAGGACAGGTCTCCGGAAGTTTACGTTGGGTATCTTCCAAAGTGTCAGCTATCCTCAACCCATCGCAATATAATACTCCTATCGTTGCGGTTGAGGAAAATTCCTGACGAATAAGTTTCAATTCTAAATTGTCCATATATCTTATCTTTTATATTCAACAGCGTAAAAATACAGCAAAAATTCTCTTGAAACAAGTCTAATTTGCGGGATAGAACACGGGTGAGAACTCGTTTGACTCATCAAACATCACGTTTCCCTCCAAGTCTCTCATTATGAATTTCTTGATTCTCGGAAGCATGAAATCTGATACAGGCTCATCAACTGACGGCTTGAACCATTCAGAAGCAACATAACGAACCCCCTCTGTATTCTTCACTATCTCTAACAGGTTATCCCACTCAACTCGTTGACCAGCTTCCCAGAAGCGGAAGTCAAGATACTTCGTCATTCCAACCTGTATGTTCTTTCTCACGACAGCCGTATCGTATCCAGCTTCCAATTCGCAACGGAAATCAACTCCTTCCTCGCCTCCGACCTCATACCAAGTTGCATTCTCAAGTTTGATACCCATTAGCTTCCCGGACACTATCATATCACCAATTCCGAAATACGGAGTAGCCTTGTCAAGCAAGGTTTTCAATTCTGCGTAGGAAAGCTCTTGACCGTTCTGAGTCGCTAACTGAATGTGAATGAATGAGTCTTCCATAATCCCCACAAACATAATCTTAAGAATACGATTGTCGAAATTCTGGAAGATTTGTGTCAGCTTTTCAATGGTGGCTGTTGCATACACGTTTTGATGATTCAAAATTCTTCTCCTGAACATCTCATCGCTTTCAGTATCACGCCCACCAATTGCATAATATTCATTCGTACATTCAAAATGACCTTGCGGAATTGGGTTCACGGTTGTAATACTGTTCGCATCTACATTCGTAAACCGTCCTATTGCCTCGCTTCGCACCTTTACATAACCATACCCCGACTCGCCAACTGTAAGAGAGTTTTCGATGGCGAAACGAACCCCATTTGTGCTCACAAAGGTATTCACTCCAGCCGTGTATGTTGTTCCTGGTTCAGCATATACTCGTATATAAGTAGAAGAACCCAACGCACCATAACGAGCCGACACGCCAAACAGGGACGCTGCTCTGTCGAGATAATCCCCAGAAGCGGTTTCAGGGAAAATTTGTGTCTCAACTATCGCCACGTCCTTGATAGCCTTTTGCGCAACCTTTGCCGTCGCATAAGCAGCGGCATTCAAGACGGAATTATCGGTGATATCAGATACCTTATCCGTCTTGTTTAAGAATGTTTCAACCCAAAGATTCTTCAGGAATGAAATGGTATTATTTACTTTCGTTATCATATCTGAATATTTGTTACAAGAAAATTATTCGTTACTGTCTTCGCCTGTATCTTCATGAAGATAGCGTCTTCCTTCCTGTACAGGTCGAGAAGATTTACTGATACCCACCGAGCATCCCTCTGGAACATATTCACCAAGTGTTTAAATAGGGACGGATACTGTATCGCATTCACAGAAGAACCGATAGCCTCATTAGGAAGCCCATAATTCGGGAACTCCGGAATTGTACCTTTCAAAGCATGAATGATTGTGTCCAAAGCCTGTCCGATAGCAGCCTCGTATTCAAGCGTCGCCAAGTCATCGTTTTCAAACCGAAAGTTCTTGTCGATGTCCTTACCGAGTATCTTTTCGGAATCAAGATTATCCACAATATTCGGGATATTAAAATTCCCCGATGTTCTGATATTAATCTTAAACATTCCACCACCTGTATTTGCATCGTAGTCTTCTTCCTCTACTGCGTTATTTCGAGCGATATCAACCCAATCATCCTGGGGATTGTTCGAGCCTAACTGTGATGATACGTTCTCAAACGTCTCCCGAGTCTTAAGAACTCTCTGAAGAGCAACGTTCATTCCGTACCGCCCAATAATAGCCGAACGCAACCATCGTGATGAATTGTCTATCGTCCACAGTTTCGTTTGACATTCGGTAAACATATCAAGCAACTCCCAAGAATCAATTCTCGAAAGACCTGTTGCCTTTAAAGTGAACAACGGCTCAATCTCCTGAGACTGTTTCATCAGGGTGTCAAGCCTACCAAACGAGTCTCCAATATTGACATCGTCCTGACCTGTATAGTAAGCAACTATCAACGGATAGTAAGAGTTGCAGAACAATGCAAACGACTCAAAATACGATTGAATGTCGTACCCTGTTTGCTTCTTAAATGTCTCTAATGCGTCTCTCATAACCATCCCTCCAATACTGTTTCGGTTACAGGCTGTAAAGCATCTGTCACCACTGACGCAACTTCATTGACTCCTGTCTGTATCATTGAAGGAAGTAACTTGTCAAGCAAGGATTTATCATTCTTGTTAGACACGGCTTCCAACGGAGCCAACGCAATCATCGTCATATTATAGTTCCATACCATATTCTTCGACAAGTCCTGTGAAAACTGTACTCCGGATGGCGGAATAGAAACGAGGTAACTTTCCCCGAGTGCCATATTATAGAAGTACAGCCTCAATGGTCTCCCACTTTCATCAAGACCAACGCTCTTACTTATCATCGCCTGAAGTATCTTCATCACGCCATAACCCGTCTTGACGTTCATATTAAAATTTGAAAACGCAAGTCCTGAAATTGAACCGCTTTTCTTCGTGATGTCGAACAGGTGATATTTCCCTGCATTGACGCTTTTGCTTGACGCATCAATGCTCACGGATGGCTTCGGATTGATTAGTATCTTGAACTGCCGACCGAAACTTCCCTTAATGTTAATTTCCTGAGGTGAATAGGAAGGAGTCGACAATACTGTTACTCCTGCCATCGACTTCTTGATATTAGTTCGGGTTGGTTCTGTCTTCGATATTGAATCCGGCATTATAGGGAATGTCAGATAATCTATCGTGTTGTCGTTACTATCCGCAAGTTCCAAAGCAACCATGTACCATTCAAAGTCATTGGGATACAAGCTCGCAAGAGCCTGTCCCCCGATTGACTTCGCCATGTTCATAACTGTATCTAATGCAGACATATCTTTTAAATTTTTCTACAAATATAGTAAATCGTTACAATATTTTTCCTGGACCAGTCGTAGCACCTGTCTGAGCCGTGGCAGAACCAGCGGTCGAAACAGGGATTCCAGCCTGAACCTCTCCCGTCTTGACAAACGTATCAATCGCATCCGCCAAACCATTTGCGAACTTACTATCGTCAATCTCAGTTTCCTTTCTCATTTGCGTCATCAATGAAAGTATTGATTGCGCGAGTGCTTCTTTCTGTAATGGCATAACTCTATTTATTAAAGAATTTTTTCAATAAACTACTCAACTCAGTTGTCTTCTGTATTGTAGGAGGCAATGGTGTTCCGCTCGGTCCAACAGCCGTTGAAACTGTTAGCGTGGCGATAGCATCCACAATCTTTGTCAGAAGCTCATTCAACCCTGTCCCTCCATTGATAATAGACATCTTCCCATTGCTTATTTCAATCATTGCATCACCCTGAGACAGAGTGGCTTTCTTATCCTCGAAACGTAGGGTGCAATCGAAGATTGTCGTTTCCGCTTTACTTTCATTGACGGTATGGTTATACTGAGTTTCCCCCACCTTTGTTTCGGTCACGAACCCTTGCTCGGTTACAGTCGTTTTTGAGAAGTTTTTATCGTCTCCCTCACCATACGTAGCAGAAACGGTCATTTCTTCCTTATTGATGCTTATTCCCGACTCATTTTCGGTGACAGGGTCTATCAGTTTAGCAGTGAGCTCTTCGAAAGCCTCCACTTCTACTTTCTTGTTAGCGGAAACTTTCACTGTACCCGTTGAACCTACCTCAAGAAGAGCGTTCTCATCCCCAAGCGCATTTATCTTAAGAGTCCCGAACTGTTGCCCTCTCACAGAAATAAACAGCGTTCCTCTCTTTGCGCTACCTGTAATGCTCAAAGAACCCTTATCCCATTCACGAAGGATTGAAAACTCTTCATCGCTTCTCATAGGGATACGACCATTCGTTGAGATAAAGGTTCCGATAATCATCGGCTGGTTCATGTACGATTGTGCTATCCACATCACCGGAGTTCCTTTCTCCCCTACCTTTCTTGGAAAGGTTATATTCTGAAGAGCCTCGTTTGAAATGAAGCATTCGTGAATGACATTTCCTTCGCTATCATCGATGATTGATATCTTATTCGTTCGAAAACAGGTGTCAACGAACTTATCACGGTCAACCCCTTCCGGAATTAGAACGTATCCAAATCCGGTTGTTTGCTGAACCGTTCCCTGCTTACGAACAGGGGAAACTCCCTGTTTCCCCACCTTTTTAAGTCTAATCGTTGCCATCTTTAAACATTTCTCTTTCTAAGAAGAAGTTAAACACATCAATATTCACACCAAACTTCGTCGAAGACGGAGCTATCACATCGTCCTTATGCTTGGGGTCTCGCTTCTGAATATCCGCCCGAATTCCATCAATATCAACGATGTTGAAATAATTCTTCGCAGCATTCGTAATATACTCAAGAAGCATCCCCCTCTCAACTGTCAAAACAGTAACACGGTCAATCACATCATTTGTGAATGTAATTGTATTGTTCACCGCTGTCACGTAGAAGAGCTCCTGCGTGCTCTCTAATATAACGAAAGTACCAACCTTGATACGTCTGTCCCCATTTATAGTTATCGTTCCTTTACGAGTGAACGGGAGATACGAGGTCGTCTCTACCACATACAGTAAATCATTCAACAACGCTTGGGACATTGTATTGATATTCTTTTCGTCGTCTTTTCCTTTCAGGCTCTTTTCAGACAAATATATATCATTCGTGATACACCGTTTATTTCCGAAACGTTCAACGTACTCATTCAGGAAAATAATAGGAACCAACGCCAGTGAGGAGAACTGTGAACTACCTGTCAATGCGTTCTGTGGCATGATTCGATACCAAGCATACGCACAATTATCATACTCAAGCGAAAACGATAACAGGTCTTTCGGTTCTATTCCTATGAACTCTTTTGAGTTGACAACGTTCTGAATTGCCGTCTTCGTAAACGGAGGCTGGCGTATCATCAGGTCGAATTCGTTCCCCCATGTATCCCCCCAAAATTCAACGAATGGCTGCTGGCATATCTTGTTAAAGAAATCAAGCAACGTTCCTTCGGGGTTCGTCAATGAACGGTCGACAATTCTTCTATCTGAAAGTTGTCCGTCCACCCACAGGGTAATCATCTGCCATACCCCCTTTGCATCAGGACGCTTTGCACAATGCGAAAACAGGCTGTTAGGAACGATTCCAATGTTTGACAGCTGGTTCACAATAAACGATGACACGGTGTCAATTCGCTGGAACTCATAAGCAAAATAATAGTCATAAGAACCTGCCACCATGTTACGCTTGAACCACGATGATTCGGGGTCTCCCCCATAAAACCACCTGTCCGGACTTCCCTCTACAAATTTCAAAGGAATAAAGTAGGAACCATCCTCGACAAGGAGCTTCATCAAGTCCCGACCTGATATTGATACGGAGTAATCTGTACTTTCGGAATCAACATTCGTTGACACGGTATCTATCAACCCCATCATATCCCATATCAACTTGTCATTCAATTCAGACGGTTCAACGATGTGAGTGCTTGACTGGCGTTTTCCCATGTCCTCATATTTCTCCTTCTTCAACTTTTCGAAGCGGATAAATATCATATCGTTGTTCTGAATGAACTTCGAAAACCAATCCCGATGAATACTTCCTCGCTTATCTGTGATATTAAAATGATTAGCAAAGTCTTCACCGAACGTCTGAATTGTAAGCGTATCAGTTGGGACGAGCTCCATCGAGAATGTCCCCATTGATATATCTTTATTCGTCGAACAGGTTCTTATCCAAGAACTGATGTCATACACCTTATTGAAGGCACGCGAATAAACCCAAACTTTGATATTTAAGGCTTTCATCTGAACGTGGTACTCCTTATTCTCATCGCCCGAACCTGACGCTGCGGCACGTTTCTTCGCTACATAGGAATCATTGATTGGCTTTGAGCTACTCGAATCACCATTGTTTGTAGGAGAGTCCCAAGGCACATATTCGGGGTCTTTCAGGAGCTCTTTTTGTTTCGTTGACCAAAACGCTGAAAAGCTACTATACTGCCTCATAAACAGGTCAGAAGCAAGTATCTCTTGCAGCTCCGCTGTAATTTGTTTATTCGGGATGGCGTACCATGTTCCGACCATTATCAACGGTGGCTTATTCTGCTCTATTTCGCTCTTATATTTCTCCTTCATTTGAGGAGAATAGCTGTTTATAATTATCTCCGCATTCGTCCAATGACCATCGGTGAATTTTAGGAAGTCATCAACGGTCAAGTCTTCTTGATACCCTTGCTTCTTCAAATCATCAAGGAAATCTTGGATAGTCGCTGGTTCGCGACTATCTTCGATTCCTTTGAACCAATCGGTTGAATACGGAGGTATTTTCTTTTCTTCTGCCATAGTTATTCCGATTGAATTGTTATATTATTCATTGATTTTTTAACACCATCCTGAACTCCTGAAGAAACATTTTCCCTAATTTTCTGAAGCTGTTCATCTGTCAAATTTAAGGCAGGGAATCCACCCTGTTGCCCTGTACCTGAACCAGCACTTCCTGGTGAAGGAGCTACGATTGTAACAGGTATCGGACCCTCATCTTTGATTGCTTTAACAACCGCAGCGATAGAACCTTTTCCACCAAGAATTTCTTCATATCCATCCTTCTTAATCTTTCGATTCTGTGTTGCGGCAGTAGAAGCAGCGATGTCGCCAACCTTACTTCGAGCGTCAGCCTCCGAATATTCAGCACCCGTTGAACGACCACGCTGAAATATTTTCTTCGCATCATTTCCGGTTGCCTTTTCCAAGTCAATAATATCAGTCATTGACAAATTAGGGAAGATTTGTTTCATCACCTGACGACCCATTTCACCCCCACCCGTCATCTTCTGTATTTTTTCGAAGAACTGTTGCTGAAGTTCAGGTTTCTCCGGCATCTGTTCAATCATCGCTTGTAAATCTGATAATTGAGCATCGGGACCAGCAACCTCTCTTGCGGTTCTCAAAAGCAACGCTTGGCTGACGTCATCTTGACTTACATTGTTTCCCATTAAAGAGTTCTGTACACGCTCTAATTGGCGACCCTCCATCCCAGTAGCATTCTGTATGCTTGTCATGGAACGTACAATCCCAGCCGTATTGAGTGAACCTGTTCTGTTAAGAACATTCTCTCCCATGCGATTGAACGATTGTAAATACTCCCCAAGTGTCGAAGCGATGTACTGGTCACTCTTTCCGAGTCCCTGTAAGTTGGTGTCAAAAGCCTGTACAACGTTGGCTCCTGTACGACCTGAACGGTCAAACCGTGTTGTCGCTAATACAGAAGCAGCATCATCTCCAGATAAGCCTCGAATCTTTCCAGCCATTAACAGTTGATTCACATCATGAAGGGAAGTGTTCCGTTCATAGACTCCAGCCTTTTGAAGAGTTGTAACCTGAGACAGATAATCTGTCATATTCAAGCCCAACGTCCGTGAAGCCCATGTAGGAAGCTCATCTTTATCAGTTACCAACCCTGCCTTATCAGCACTTCTTAATTGCTGTCTCTTTTGACCGTATTCCCAATCTTTCCAAGCCTCAGCCTCTTGTTGCGTTTTTGGAAAGGCAATTGCCGATAAATCAAGTGTTCCTGGTTCCTTTGGTTGTGATTGCTTCTGTCTATACGACCAATCCGTCGCCATCTTATAATCATGAAACGTAGTGTTCCCACCCGTAACATAATCAACATTATCACCAAATGAATCAACGAATTGGCTCCCCAACGCTTCACGATAGGAAATGTTATGTAAAGCAGAATAATCCCCCAACGCTCTATCGTTCTGGGTTGCTGCCATACGTCCGACTTCCTTCTTTTCAGCTTCGGCTCCCGATATGCCGAATGTCAGCATATTCAACAACCAATGATTACCCCTGTTATTCCGACGTTGAAATTCGTTTTCCGCACCATACTGTGTAGCCTCATACTTCGCTTGCTGACCCAATATTGTTCCAATCCCCATAATAAGCGCACCGAAAGGAAGCATTCCCATCAATCCACCCATACTCGTAGGGAGCTTGAACCCTTTTCCAAACATTCCAGCACCACCCTGTCCGGGAGTCGGAACCTCTGGAGTTGCCGGAGGTGGAGCTTGAGGAGGTTCCCCTCCGCCAGCCGAAGGAAGAACACCATTCGTGTCATCCCGCTGGGTCTTTTCCATTGTGTCCGCTATTTGGACAACCGCTGCCAATATTTTATCAAGAGTCGTTTGTTGGCGTTCAGTAAGCTGGGTATTCAAAGCACGACCAGAAGTTCCTGGGGATACGACCCCACCCGAACCGCTTAAAGGTCGCCCAGTATAAGGGTCTATAAGGGTCGGTCGTCTTTCGGTCGGGGTATCATTAGGGAAGCCACCTTGCATTCCCCCTGAGAGAGCGTTTCGCTCCTTTAACAGGTCGATTTGCTTTTGGATAACCCCCACAGTTTGCTCAGCAATGTCTTTGAACGTACTTTCCATTTTATTGAAGTCGTTCCACAAGGCTTGAGCGTTCTGCCGGAGCTCCTGAAGAGGTGACGCATCAGCCGATACCCGTATTCTCTTGTCTTCCGCCATTTTGTTCTAATTTAAGCATTTCTTCAATTTCTCTTTCAGCCTCAGTAGAGAAGTCCTCAATCGTAGTCGGAGCTTTAAAGATGTCCCCAATTCCGGGAATATACTTGTCTTCATCTTTCTCACGTTCAGTCTGAAACTCTTTCAAATACAGCTTATCTTCTTCAAATTCCATTAGCTGATATAAAAAAGAAGATTCCCGATGAGCAGGGGACATAAATGAAACATTATGCTTTATTCGCCACCACCTGTCCAACGGGAATCTATTGTTCCAGCTGACAACACCCTGTATCAGCTCGGAATGTTTCATATTACTCCTCCTTCTTTACGTCATCGCTCTCTTCACCTTTCAGGAGGTCAGTAATTTCTTTAAAGAACGGAGCAACCGTCTTGAAGTATTCATCGCGGATAAGTTTGTAGTCCCTGACGTCAAGTTCCGAAAAGTTTTTCACTTTCATATCCTCTATCAATTTCGGACACAAAACAGCAATCGTTGCTTCAATATCAATCATGTCAAGAGCATGCTGAGCCATAGCTGAAGGACTCATGACCATTGAGTTATAGAACCCTCTGGACAGGTTTTGCTTCATTGCTTCAATCTGATAGAACTGACCCACATTAGGGAACTTCACTGGGTAACTGTGCCCCTTGATTTCAATTGTTACTTCATCTTTTATCATAATCTTCTTTTATTTAAAGCAAGGCAGGATTATCCTGCCATGCTGATTGGTTCAAGATAAATACCACTGATGTCGGTTCCTGCAAGTCCAGCCTCCTGGATGCTGAATGACTGAGTATTCAGTAAACAGCCTTGCAAGCGAGCAATGGTTTCACCCGTGTTATCAACTTCGGTAACAAGTTTCGTCGCTGCGTCTTCGCTTGATACCGTTTTCGCATACACCGTAATGTCAAAAGCAATGTCCCCCAATACGAGGCTATTCTTTATCTCCGCTATGCTTCCGAACTTCTTGAGCATCTTCTTCATAATCGGAGTATTGAATGAAATGAAGTATTGTGATACACTCCATTGACAAGTGTACGCCACAGGGGGTGCTTCCTGATAAGTCAGGCTTCCCAACCCCTGAACGTTGGCACGCTGTACGTTTTCCGAGAATGTCAGGTTGCGGACGTATCCTGCAACCTCGTTATCTATTTTGATAAACGCTTTCGGTGCTGTAAAAACTCTTCCTCTTGCCATATCTTTTTAATTTTAGTTTTTCAACAAGAATCCGGTGAAGAAAATCTTAGTGATTTCACTGTTCACCACCACCTCATAGGTGACATCGTAATAGTCCTCAACTCGAGTCGCAACAACGTTCTGGAACCGCTGAATCAAGTTGTCTTGATTTTCAGTCGCAACACGTGATTGCAAGAAGTTAATTGTCCAAGTCTCAAGAGCTCCCTTTGACAAAGTATTCAGGTTCACACCGTTTTCATCGCCCAACAGGTCAATCTCAGCATTCACGACACACTCTTTGTTCAACTGTGCAAGCACACGCATGAACTGAATAGAGAAGGACAATCCCTTCTTATTGAAGAGCGTCTTGTTATCCTGAAGAGTTGTAACACCCTGAAGAACCACGAACCTCATCAAGTAAGGATTCGGATAAACAACAACCAAACCAGCCTTGACAGCCTTTTCCATTTCCTTCTCGTCAGGAATGTGCTGAAGTTTGTCGCCACCGATTGTTTTGTTTGTTACCGGAATATAAGGTGGTTTGCCACTCACACGACCGATTACTTGGCACAGATTATAGAATACACCCCACCAACGTACTTTAGACGCTACCATGTCGCTTGCAGTGCCAATACCACCGTGAACACAAACCACGTATGCATTGTTGAACTGTCTTGCCATAGCAAGCGAGTCATTGAACTTCAACTTGCTGTCGTACGCACCGACATACACAAATTTGTCGAACTTCGCTTGAGTGTTGCGGTGAGCGATAACCTTGTTATTCGTAGCACCAGCACCCGAAGCACCGATTTGGTCTGTGAATACGATATTATACTCAACATCAGTGATTTGAGCTAACAGGTCGTCGAGGTCAGTCGGCTTATACTGTTCAGTCGCTCCAGTAGCAACTTGCCATCCTTCATTGTCAGCAATGTCAGAAGCATCTACTGAACCGTCACCCGTGATTTTACTTGAATCATCAAGAATGAATCTTGAACCAAAGTTCTCATCGGTTTGGCACCACTGAATAACCTGAGCCAAGTTAGTACATTCCGGAGTCTGACAAATCAGATACGGGTCAGCCTGTTCAACCGTCAATTCATCGTAGGAAAGTTCAACCCCTGTAATCGGGTCTTTATAAAGACCTGTAAAGGTTCCTCTCCAGAATTTCAGAATGAACGCATTCGGGTCTTCCGTTCCGGCTTCGATTGTCCACGCATAACCTGTTTTCAGGAATTCGCCCTCAACCTCGCCATTTGCATTCAATCCCTCATCAATAGTTTTCACTACCAAAGTTCCACCTTTCGAACCACCACCAGTCGGGGTGAACGTCATAGTTGCAGGAGTTGTCGTACAGGCACGAGCATACAGTAACTTGCTGATACCAACCGCATCCGCATTATACGGGTCGGGGGTAAACAGAGCCTCTGCACATTTCCAGAACATTCCGCCTTTCACGAAGTCACGAAAATCTGATAATGTCTCGAACTCATAGACAGCGTCCTTTCCTTGCTTGTCGGTGCCATTAACACCTGAACCTCCACCGAAGCCAGCACCATAAACACCCGTGTCAATCAAGAGCACGGTTCCATAGTCCAAATTTCGGGAAGCACTACTCTCTCCGGAAGTTATCGTTGAATATACTCCGGGAAGAGTTCTCAATTTTCCATTGAAATAAACGCTTGTTGCCATATTATCTTTATTAAAAGTTTACTAACTTATTTCGGAATAAAGGTATAAAAATTTTCCAAAACATCAATAACCACAAATCTTTTTGAGGAAGGACAGGAGCCGGAGCTCCTGCCCAAACTCATTAAGAAATACTCCAGTTCGTATTCGTCGTTATCTTGAACGTTTGTGAACCACCCGTTGCGCCATAAGACAGGCTCGTCGGAGTGACGTCAAGATACAGAATCTTCGCTACCAAAGTTCTTGCACCTGTTACTGTGAATTGGTAGGAGAGGCTCGTGCTCACCCGTGTACCACCCTCGTACCATCCGTCGAATACATCCTGACTGTTTGTCTTGGTACATACAACCGTTGCCGAAGCACCATAGTTATAAGACCCACCGCCAGATACTGAACCACGTCCCGCAGCCGAACTGTCAAGACTGACTGATACTGTATAGACGTTAATTGTCGCAGACGCTGTCAATGTACAGTTAGACTGAATTGCTGATAGAGTTGCCTTACCAGCTGAAACTGTCAATGTACCTGTTCCAGAAGTCTTCGTCCAAGTCGGAGTATTGTAACCAGTAGAAGCAACCGCAGTATCTGAAGTCACTGAACCATTATACGCTACTCGCTCAGTCGTCTTCGTCAGAGCATTTACACCTGTTCCCCTCACATAAGTCACGGTATAAGTGTTCGTCGTATATTCAGCCGTATAAGTTGCATTCGCTGTAACAGTAATCTCACGAGAAGCAGTTGTTACACCATCAGACCACTTAGAGAATGTCTTTCCTTCTATCGTAGAAGCTGTCAGAGTAACCTTTGTTCCATAATCATAAGTTCCCCCACCAGAACCATTGTTCACGGTAATTGTGTACTTATTGACTGTGGCTGTTCCTCTGGCTTCGAAAGTTCTCGCAGCCGTAATGTTCGCAACGCTCAACGCAAGAGCCGTACCAACCTGAGTGCTTCCTTCGTACCATCCCGCAAACGTGTATGTATATTGGGCAGTATTAGCAGGAAGAGTCGCTGTACAGGTCGCAGTTCCACCGTAATTTACGGATTCACTCGTCTTACTGATAGAAGCGATATTCGCATTCTTTGTATAAGATACTGTATAGACGTTAATTGTCGCAGACGCTGTCAATGTACAGTTAGACTGAATTGCTGATAGAGTTGCCTTACCAGCTGAAACTGTCAATGTACCTGTTCCAGAAGTCTTCGTCCAAGTCGGAGTATTGTAACCAGTAGAAGCAACCGCAGTATCTGAAGTCACTGAACCATTATACGCTACTCGCTCAGTCGTCTTCGTCAGAGCATTTACACCTGTTCCCCTCACATAAGTCAC